TCGGCTGCCCGGCGAGGTAGTCCTCAACCTGTTTGTTCGAGAGCGGAGCGATGTTGATCGAAGGACGGAACACGTTGACCGTGATGCCGGATGGAAGGGTGCGGGTTTCTGGAGAGTTCATCGAGACCATCTTACCCCAAATACAAAGCGGGCCTTGCCGACTCTCCCCCGAGCGCCGCGCAAGACCCGCTTCCATGACCAGAACAACCCTGAGAACAGTTTAACCCAAGGCTGAATAGAACGTCGAGACCAGTCCAGCGTTGTTCATCGCGGCTTCGCCGGAGATCTGGCACTTGCCGTAATTATCGCGGGAGTTTTGGTACGAAACCTCGCTCAGCTTCGCGTTGGTGAGAGCGATCGTACCGTTCGCGGCGGCGAGAGTGCCCGCGATGTACGGATCGTACAGGAACAGTTGGAGCGACGGCCCGAAGCCCTGGATCTGCCCATTGAACTGATACTGCGTGCCCGTCGCGGCCGACAGGTACTCGTAACTGATCTGGATCTTGGCGCTGGCGTCGCCGGAAAAGAAAGTGAAGACGCCCGTGCTTTCAACGACGCTGTACTGGCCGACAGCGGTAACCGAAGCGACCTTGATAAATCTCCCGCCGAAAGCCCCAGCGTACTCGACGGCGAGTTCCTGAACGAAGGTGCCGGACCCGGGCGGCGCGATTGTGACGGTGTAGGTGCTGCTACCGGGGATTGTGTGGGCTTCGAGAACCGCTGCGATGTCACCGCCAGCGGCGAACGTATCCGAGTAGTACATCTGGTTCAGCGCAAAGAAGTCGCGCCGCCCCATCGAGAACTTGAACTGCACGTCCTGATCCACCTTGGCAATGTCCTCGGCCACGTTGTAGAGACCCTGCAGTTTCTGGATCTTGCCCTTGACGGTGAGCTCGAAGTCCTGCACGGTGAACGGGCGCAATGGTGTGGCGTTCGACGCCAAGTTGCCGCCGCTCGGCACGGCGAAGAGGTATCCGGTTCCGACGACGATATAAGGAGCAATTCCCGACATGGCCAAAGCCGCCTTTCAAACAACGAATTAGGTGGATGGCCGGAAAGGAACTTCGCCTATAATCGTACCACTCTATTCGCCGGTGGTGATCATGATCGACGCGCTGGCCCATACCTGGTTGCCGACGCGGTCGACCTGTTTCTTGATTGTGCCGCTCAGGAAGCAGCTCGCCACGATGCCGTTCAGGGTCTGCGGAACGCCGGCATCGCCGATCGGATTCGCCGACACGGCCCAGCCGAGAGAGTTCACCACCAGCGGCTGAGTGCCCGGTATCGTCAACAGCGCGAGGTCGAACGCATCGACCAGCGGATTCAGGATTGTCCCGGGACACGACGTCGACGCATCCGGAATCCAGCCGACCACGAAGAGCTTTGCCGCGGGCTTGTACCTCTGGTTCGCCAGCACGTTCTGGTCGGTGTTCTCGTTCGCTTCCACCAGATACAGCGCGGGCATGTTGTCCTGCCCGATGTTTGGATTCGGCGGCAGAATGCGGCTGACCATCCTGAATGGCGCCTCGGCCGTTACGGTCTGCTGGAAGACGGTTGGCGGCTGCGCGGCGATCGCAGTGAACCAGGCGGGATCGTATGGTGACGCCGGTACGATCGGAGAAGCCCCGGCGAGCGGCGTGAACTGCGCGAACAGCGCCTGCATCAGGATCTCCCGCGGCGTATTCAAGCTACTTCGTCTCCTGTGTCCGGACCACGGTCGCCGTCTCGGTGATGCTGTGCTCTCGGTTGCCTTGCGAATCGGACCTGATCGTGTCCACCTTCTGCGAGAGCGCCCCGAGCGAAGGGTTGATCGCCTTCACGTTGATACAGAGGTTATTCAGGAAGCGGTAATAGACTGCGTACCAGAACTCTCCGCGAGTCATGGACTTCCGTTCCTCTTCTCCCGGCATGGCGGCCACAACCGACATGAAGACCATGAAGACCAGGATGGTATCGAAATTGTCCACGCTCATCACCGCCTTTACGGAAGCGTACCTTTGGATGGCAGGACGGAAAGCCGGGCTTATACCGCTGAGGAAACGCTGGTAAGGCGTCTGCTACGGAGTGACCCGGCTCTTCGGAGCATGAACGGAGCACCTCTCGAACCTTCTCAGAATATCACTTCACGGGAGGCTTCGGCGCGGGCGGCGCCCGGCGCGGTAGAATTAAGGCTGAAGTGAATCGGCCTTCCGAGGGGCCTCATCATGAACCAGATAGACCTGGAACTCCAGCCGGAACCAGCATACATCACGCCGATCACCTATATCTATGGCCTTGTAGATCCTGATAGCGGAATGGTCAGGTACGTCGGCAAATCAGACGAGCCAAAAGTTCGCTACCTCCGGCACATTGGGACGCAAGAATTGCGGGCCGACACCCACAAAGCCCGCTGGTTACGCGAACTGTTGGCAGAAAATAAGAAGCCTGTCCTTTTGGTCCTCGCCTGTGTCCCGAGTCTGCAGTGGCAGAACTACGAGCGGTATTGGATTGCACATCTAAAACCTCTCGGTATGCTCACAAACACGACTGACGGCGGGGATGGAATTACCAAAGGAATGAAGCATCGGCCTGAATCTGTCGCCAAAATAATAAAGGCTCTCACTGGTCGCAAGTTGTCCGCCGAGTCCATCGAAAAGATAAAACAATCCCTGAAAAATAAAACGGTTGTGACGCAAGAGCGCAGGGATAAACTGTCTGTCGCCATGATGCGCCACTGGCAGGATCTAACGGCAGACGAAAGGGCTGTCCAAGTGGCCCGGTTGCGGCACGATTGGACGCCAGAGATGAGGTCGCGATTGTCGATGTTTCATATGCGAAAGCCAAAACAGCCACGGTCGACCTCGCAATTTCGTGGTGTCTCCTGGTTCAAGAGGGATGGTTGCTGGAGAGCGTGGAGTAAGCGTCCGGATGGTCGTCAGTTTCATCTCGGCTACTATGCCGATGAAATAACCGCTGCGATCGCCCGCGACAGGTACGTGTTGACGCACCATCCGGAAGCGATTCTCAATTTCCCAACATCTTAACCGAAGACGAATTCAGGTAGTTCCTGAAGCTTCTGCTCCCAGAGTGGTACCTCTTCTTCGACCTGTTCAAAAATTCCGTAGGCTCTGGTGCCGGGATGATGCACCACGCGGGCAAATACCGTGTGGCCTCCCATCTCGAAGGCCAGGACTCCACCCTCTTTCGCTTCGATGATGTGCGGTGCCGTGCCCGTTTCAAGCCACTCCACTTCGGGCGCGGAGTCCCCGCCAGCTTCCACCGCCCCTACGGTGTACTCGCCATCCTCTTCGGCCGGGATCACCTTTACCGAGTCTGCCGCGGCGCCGGTACGCCGCTGGACAATGCCGCCGGAGTAGGCTTCGCGCAGCGCGTCGGCCAAGGAGCCGTTGATCGCGTCGACCTCTTCGAGGATGGCGGAGCGGAGCTTTCCGACCTGCTTCTTGGTGTACTCCGCGAAGGAACCTTCGGTGACGTCGACGGCGAACTCGACTGTTAGCGGCATGGCTATGTTCCCACCCGCTCCGTGGTGCCTTCCCAGATGAACTCGCCATCCGGACCGACCGGGAAGTGATTCCGGCATGCGCAGCACATCGTCCCGCCATAGAACGAGGGATCTCGTGCGTACGTCTCCGCCAGCGCCTGGCCCATCGTGGTGACGGTGTTGCAACCCTTGCCGACCCGGTCGAGTTGCGCTTGCGTCCAAAAGCGACCGTTGATGGTCTCTCCATCCGGATATTGCTCCCACTTCACGTAGCCGAACCTGTCGGCGATATGGCGCTGCTTCTGCTCGTCGGTGAGGTCTGCCAGCGGATACTGCGGGCCTGGAGCTCCGACGTGGCTGTATGCGCGGCGCACGTGGCGCACAAAGCCTTTGGCGCGCTCCTCGGCGCTCAGGACCACGTAGCCTTTCTGCTGGCCTGTCGCCGGGTTGATCTCCTTGTGGTCGTCGGTTACCGGCGAGCCGTCCGTCAGCGTCTGTGCGCTGCGGTCGACGGGGATATACGCCCCCGCGATTGCTCGACGGGCTTGATCGTGCTCCTCCTTGCTGCGCTGGGACATAACGGCGAGGTAGTCGTTCACGATCCGCTCACTGGCGGCGTCGATGCGCGCGGCGTCCTTCTCCGGTTGCGGGCCGAGCGGACGCCGATTCAGCGCGTTCAACCGCTGTTCGAGTTCCTCAATACGGGTGTTTGAGTGGTTCGAGACTTCCCGCAGAGCGCATTCCACAAGCGCGAGGCGCTTTTCGAGATCTTCAATTGTTGATGGCATTCTTCGCTTTCTTCGCTCGCCGGATGATGTCGATGGCTGGCGCGATCACATCCCGGTAGGCTGGTGATTGTTTGACGAATTCGAGTTCACGGGAGGTCAGCTTGCGGACGGTGCCGCTCTCGTACAGAGAAACCTCTTCGCAGGATTCGCAGACGATCGGCGCCATCTCCGGGATCTCGTTCGATCCGGCGATAGCGAAGACCCCGAAGTGAAAGTCGCAGTGCGGGCAGTTCATTTGCGCAAGGCTCCCGCCCAGGGCTGGTACGACTGCATCAACTCTTCGACATAGATGACGCCTTCCCTGGATTCACGACGGGTAACCGGCCAGATGATCCGGTAGAAGTCATCGCCGACTATCGCGGCCTCAATCAGATTCGGCGGACGCGCTTCCGCCCAGGCGTACTTACTGACAATCGCAACGCGAGAACTCGGCAGATACGTGGCCGCTGCCGCCGCGCCAAGCACTCCGAGGAATCCGCGGCGCGAGTACCCGACCATCGCCAGGCCACGCACTTCCTGCTTTTCCTCCGGTTTTGAGGGGATCGGCATCGCCTTCGAACCGGGCCACCCTTTCGGGCCCGGCACATCCCTGTAATGGCAGGCATCGCCGTCCCGGCAGGGACACGAAGGATCGTTCCCGATGCAGGGCTCTGGTTTCTTTGGCGCGAAGATGCGGCCGATGCGCTCGAAGATCACGGACGCTCCTCGATCCGGAACTTCCCGTTAAGGTCGGCGTACTGACCTACGATGGCTTCGGCAAATGCAGAGGTCACAGCGGAGACATGCAGCACGTCGAGCGTCGGCTTCTCTCCGCAGGAAGTATGTAGCCTGTCTACCTCTAAAATTGCGATCTCGACCACCAGCACGCGCTTCACTTTACGGACGATGATCCGGCGACGGTCCGGACCGCACAGAAGCCAACCGTAACCCGGCCGCATGTCTCCTTCGGCAACATACGGACCCTCCAGCCGCATGTCTTTGCCTATTCCGTATTCACCCAGTCGTGCTTCCCGAAACCACTCTTCATGCTCCTGTCCTGCACGCTTAAATCCTTCCGGAATCGGAACCTGATAGAGATCGAGAACTCCGTAAATACTGTCTGGCTCAAGAACAATGCTGGCCTGCCGATGAGTTTCCGCCTCGCGGATATTCGGCGCTTGTAGGCTCATGCTTTTGACTTTGACACCCGGAGGAAGCCCACGCACCGGAAAGGCGGCTGGCCATGTTCTTGGCTCTTGTGCGCACTCGTTCCAAAGGCGCATGATCTGATCTGGCGGGATGGAAACGCGCCCGCCATCTTCGGTGTTGAAGATTACAAATGTGTCGGGACCGACTTTCGACGTCGGCGAAAGTCCTGTGATCTTTGGGCGATTGGTTCCGTGGATGGAAGGCATCATGCCGTCCATCGTATCACTGCGCGGGGAGACGGTTCTTGTACTCTTCGAGCCGCATCTGCGCCAGCCGCGGGATCGCCAGCCGGGCAAAGCTGATGGTCGACTCGCCCATGACTTGCGAATCCTGGTCGATGTGCTGAGTCCGCCGGTACTCACTCGCCGCGATCTCACAAACCGCGTCCTGCAGGTCATACGGCGGCTGGCCGAACTGGTAGGTCACCGTCACCAGCAGCGCGTTGTCGGCCGAGTTGAAGCCGTACACCCCTGTCGCGCTCACTGTGTACTGCCCGGCTGCCGGCGCGCTCGGGACCAACTGCAGCACCTTCCCGACGTTCGGGCCCGACGCATAGACCACGCCGAAGTTCTGGACGAACGTCGCGCCATTGTTCAGCGTCACCGTTCCCGTGGTGATGGTCTGGTTCTCGGGGAACGTCTCGGTAAAGCCTGACAGGTAGTTCACGCTGACGTTGCGCGAGCCGTAAGGGAACGTATACCCGCCCACCAGCCGAATCGTTCCGGAGCCCGGCTCGAACACGTACCCGGGCTGCCCATTAACCGATGGCGGAATCACAAATGGCTGAGAGGGGAAGACCGGCTGCGATCCGGACCAGCCACCGCACCACCCGGCGTATCCCTGCACCTGCAGGTTGGTGATCAGGATGATCGGCCAGTACCTCAGCACCAGAATCTGTGTCCCTGTCCCGTCATATAGATCGCCTACCCGCGGCGTGACGAAGAAGTTCCGGCCACAATAGACCTGCGCCGTCTTGCTGGCGGCTGTCACCAGCCGCTGCAGGAAGAAGTTCGAGACGTCGGCGGAAGTCCCCTGCTGCGCCGCTCCAATGTACTGCTGGAGGTACGCTACCGTCGTCAGATCGATAGGGGAAGGCCCGTTGGCAGGTGTTGGGCTCGGCATCTCAGAGAATCTCCAGTCGACGCCCCATAAAGGTCATCGAAACGATCTTGTTGATCACGTCCATCGGCGATCGCGAGATCCGCCGCATCGAATCGCGCAGGTTCTCGTATTCCGAGCGGGTCACAGGAATCGGATCTTCCCGCTTCGGATCCGCCTGGTCCAGATCGAGGGCGTAGCGCGTGATGTCGGAGATCGTTCGCATCGGCATTTCCCTACGCTGGCTTCGCCATGATGATCGAGCCCGGCGCGTACCAAGTGGCTGCCTTGCCTTCCGCATCGAGGACGAAGACGCCCTGCGCATTGATTGCGTGGCAAGCGTCGATGAAGCTGTCCTCATACACTTCGGTCGTGACGAACCCGGGCCGCGCATCCGCCGACCCGAACCCTGCCACCGCCGACATCCCGCCGGCCACCAGTACTTTCAGATTCACCATGACTACGCTCTCGTGTACCCTTCCTCGAACGCGGCGGCCGGACTGAAGGATTTGTAGCCGTCCTTGTAGACCACGTAATACCCGCCGGGCTGAGGGTTGTGCTTGCGGAGGTACTCGCCGTCAACAAGGAATGGGGCGAAACAGCTTTCCGCCGGCACGAGGATAGCGCCCGCCGCTACAACGGCGCCGCCCATCGGATGCTCGCCTGTGGTCGCAGGGAATTCCTCTTTATGGATCTCCGCGATCTTCAGCGCCCAGACTTCCTTGTGGCACTTATAGAGAGGCATCGGCGTGCCGTTGTTGGCCGCGAGGTCGGCCTGGTGTTTCGCTTCGGTGAAGGTCATTGACGCTATTCTACCGCCGTTGCCGTCAGAAGTGGAGACTCTACGATGTCCGGGTGCCATAGCGGGTTGATTCCGCCGTTTGCCTGGTGACGGTGCGATACCCAGTTGCACATCTCGATGAAGTCGTCGATCGACATCTTGTTTTTCCCGGCGTTGCAGCGCCCGCAACAGGAGACTGTATTCTCGACCGTATAGCCGATCTCGTTCTTGACTCGGTCGATGCCGTTGTACGGAAACTTGCCGTTGCCTCTGGTTCTGCCCGGCCGGTGGATCTGAACGGGAGCCACGCCGCAATAGAAACAGTCGCCTGAGAAAAGCTCGCGGCATTGTTCGTCGGTGAGGGAGAATTCGTACCCGCGATTGGTGGCTTGGGCGCGATAATTACTGATCAGGTCGTTGAGATTAGCCTCGCCGGGTGGCAGACTGTTCGCCGCAATCAGACGTTCGCGGTGGAGGCACCCACAGCTTTCCGATTCACCGAAGCGAAGCGTAGTCCCACTGACGGACTTTTCTGTGCCGCATTCGCATCTGCAAATCCAACGGGCGGCTTTGCCCTTGGAAATAGAATCGAAGCGGAGAACAGTCCATCGCCCATAGGTCTTGCCCGCCTCGTCCTTGCCGTAAAACTTGATTCCCTTGACCCTTAGGTTTGTGATCTGGCGGGCGCAGCCACAACCAGCACTTTTCCCGTTTCTCAGCTCAACGCCGGATACAGCACGCTCTGTCCCGCAGTCACATCGGCACAACCAAAGCGTGTCATGCCGATGTCTGGGCTTGTCATCTTTTTTCAAAACCGACCACGCGCCGTAACGGTGGCCGGTTTCGTCGATCTGTCTCATTCATCCACAGTATCACAGATGAGTTACTGGGAATTACTAAGACGAGTGACTACAGGCGTCCAACCTTAAGTGATCCCGGCGCCCAAATCTGAGATAAGTCCCATAGAATAAGGGACATAAAGTTGCAAACACTGATCCGAGTAGATTCCGTTCTGCCACTGACGAGTCACTACCGGCCAGGCCACCATGAAGTAATCGCGGCGGGTGCGGACGGCGCGGGCGATGGGGATGTTGGCGGTCGGATAGGGGTTGACTTCGCAGTCGAAGAAGATGTACCCGTCTGGCATGTTGGGGTGAAGTTCGACGGGGATGGGCTTGGCGCCGCCCCATGCGTACTTGTTGACGTACTGCTGGATGACCGAGGAACCGGTCAGGCCGCCCACAGATTCGACGTCGTTCGAGAGATTGACGCGGAAGCCCATGTTGCCGGCCGAGGAAGCGGTGCCGACGTTGGCGACGCAGCGGGTCAGATCGCGGATGACCTGCGAGCCGACGTACATCCGGGTGGGAGACGTCTTGTACGTGTCCCAGAAGTATTTCAGGGCCGTTTCCACCTCGACGGCGCCATTGGCTCCATCGGGCGACAGTGTGCCGCCGGCCAGCGAGTTGTAGTACCCGTTGGCGGACAGGGCCTGGGGAATGAGGCCATCGAAGCTGTACTGGTTCTGCGACCAGTCGGTGCCGTTGCCGGTATAGGCTGCGGTCTGACCGGTGGAAGGCTGCGAAGTGATCGTGATGGTGCAGATCGAAGAGAAGCCGAAGAAGTAGGCATTGGCTGCGCCGGCCGAGGAACCGACGAACCAGGCGTACCCGGCGGCGCCCTTGGTGCCGGTGACGATTGCAGCGATCGAACCGACGCTGCTGGCGGAAGTGACCGAGATGCCGGCGGAAGCGGCCGACAGGATGGCCGAGCCACCGTTGAAGGTGAGTGTGGTGCCATCGGCGTTGGGGCGGGAGACTGAGGTCACAACCGAACCGGCCGTCTTCGAAAGCGAGGCACCCTGAAGCGTCAGAGCGACGCAGTACACGTAATAGGTGCCGGTGGCGAGTGCGCCGCCCGTGCCAGATCCTGTTCCGGTCGGAGTCGCTGTGGTGCCGAGGGCGATCCCGGTGGGACCGTTACCCCAGAGCAGCTTGGGCTCTTCGGAGAGGATGAGCGAGTCGAGCGCCGTCCGCTGCGCGATGCCGCGGATGTCGTCGTACCCTTCGCCGGCGTACTCGGCTTCCCACGTCACGGCGTTTTCGAGGCCGATCCCGTGATAGGTCGAGAGCTTGCCAGCCGTAGCCGGAGTGATGACCCCGCCGCGCTGCCCTTCACCAAGTTCCGAAGTGACGTTGTTGGTGTTCGGGTTGGTGATGATATTCCAGTGGACCGCGAGGCCCTGACCGGCTTCCCGTTTGCCGATACGAGGCATGCGTTTGCGAATGGGCGCGATGACCGGATAGAGAAGCTTCGCCTCCGCCTCCAGGTCGTAAAAGACCAGCCCTTGACTGGTCGAGATTCCAGCTTTATTCAGTCCGCCGGTCCGGAGTTCGGCCAGCCGCTGAAGAGCGGCGCTATCGAAGTTCATAATCTTCCCTTCCTTTCCGCCCAGCGGCGGTACTACCAAATCTCTGGATGGATGGAGTAGAGAGGAACTTTATGCTCAGTCCCTCTCAAGGGAGAAACTGGTTAAGCCGCGTTGCCGAACTGTTCGGGAAACGGATTGCCGACCTGCGCCGGAACTTCTTTCACCGACTTCAGGAACGCGCTGCCGCCGTTATTGCCAAGCTGCCCGGATTCGACGGCCTTCAGGTATTCCGGATTCGGCATACCGTATTCGTCGGTCGCGGGGATCTCCGCGCCAGTGGCAACCTTCGCCACCGGAGTGGGGCCGGGCTGACCTGCGACGGGCTGGCGCGCGCCGTCCGCGGCCTTTTCGAGCGACACCGTGCGCACCGGAATGGTCTTCTCGATATGCGGGGGGGCGGCGGGCACGGGAGCCAGAGCTTTGAGCAACTGGTTGAAGCCGTCCTGCACAGCGGTGATCTGAGCGTCGGCCTTCGCGGTGAGTTGCTTCACGAGAGCCGCCTGGCCGCGAGCGTTCTCGCGAGTGGCCTGCTTCTTGAACGCTTCGAGCTTGCGGTTGTAGCGCTTTTCGGTGCGTTCCGCAGCAGCGAGACCCTTGTCGCTCTCTTCGTCGGCCGAGTCCACCGCATCGTCGATCGCGCCTTCGGCGTTGTCGAGGTGCTCTTCCTGGGAGGTGATGAGCTTGTCGAGGGCGCCGTGGTGGGTTTCCATGCCGCTCATGTGAGTGGTCATGTCCTTCGCTTCGCCGGCATCTTCCACCTTGCCGAGCTTGCCAGAGGCGATGGCCTTGCCCATGCAGTCCTTCATGTTGTCCAGGTGGCTGGCCATGCCGTCCATGTGCTCGCCCATCTTGTCGTGGGTCTCGATCGCCTTACCGATAGCCTTCGCCGCTTTGCCGAGGTGATCGGCGGCCTTCTTGAGCTTTTCAACGACTTCGGTGGTGAATTTCGCGAACTGAGCCGGGCCGTCCGGGCCTGCTGCGATCTTCTGCAGATCCTTTGTGAGTTTTTCGACGTCCATGATTGTTTGTTGCGGGCAGCGCCCGGCTTCCTTTCAAAAGTTGGTGGATGGACGATACTTACGAAGCTTTTGCCAGCGCGAAGATACTGCCGATAGCGCTCAGTTCAAGTGCACCTTCGTCGCTGGCAATCTTTTTCGCCGAACCGAAACCGAGAGATTTCAAATGATCGCTGAGTGACCGCACTCCGCTGCCGCGAGTGATCTGGCCGACAGGCCCACTTGGAATTTGCTGACCACGGTGCTCCCAACTCGCACCACTGTTTTTAGGATGGGCGCCTAGGTAAGACACCTTTACCCTGCTCGTGGGAGTGTAAAGCGGATGACCAACGGACGGCCTGTATTTGCCTGTGCCTGTGGACTCAAAACCTGCACCGCTTAAAGCCTCGCTGAACTTGCCGTCTTCGCCGTGGTTCTCGTTGAACTTCGCAAGATCGAAAATACCGAAAGTTCCCAGCTCAAGCGCATCGTCTTCGTCTCCGGCCTGCGAATCCCGAATCAGTTCGCCCACTTCCTCCGTCGCGAGATCGATAAAGATCTGCTTCAGCGGTTGCAGCGCGGAAAGTAACGCCGCCGGGATCTTCGAGTCATCGTCCTCGTAGATCGCTTCGTCGCGCAGACTCGATTCCATCCACGCCAGCGAGCAGAGGATATCCGCCAGGCGGCCGACATCCCACATGGACTTCGCGAGCGGCGCGCGGTCGGCGTCGACCACGATGCCGCGCTTCGCCAGCGCGTTCGGGAAGCAGTCCATCACGGCTTTCTGGGCGAAGGTCTTCGCTTCGACACCGTGCTTGCGGGCCGCTGCGATGATGTGCTGCGCGACCACATGCTTCTTCTCGGGCGGAATGCCTTCGGTCTGGTTGAACCGCGCCATTGCGTTCTGCGCATGGGCGGCGTCCGGCGTCGGCAGTGACCATGTGTCCGGCTTGGTCGGATCGCCGACGAAGGCGAAGTCTTTCGCCGTCAGTTCTTTCCCTGCCACGGCTTTCGTCTTCTGTCCGCTGGCCTTGACCAGTAGTTCGTCGAGCTCGGAATCGTTCAGCGTTTCGATACCGGCCTTGACCATCTTCGAAGCCAGGCTCTTCGCCAGTTCGTCAGTGCGGATGCAGGCGAACTTCCGGAGCTCGGTACCGCCACCGGCCTTAACGACTTCGAAGGTCGCTCCCGGGATGCAGGGGGCGTCGACCAGTGAGAGCTCGGCGGGCGCGCCGGTATAGCGCTTGAAGCCCTTGTGAACCGGATCTTCCCACTTCTGCCCGACGTAGTCGCCACCGATTGAAAAGCCGGTATAGACGCCTTCCTCGCACTTTTTCCATTCGTTCTCATCAATCACTTTGGCGCCGACTTCGAAGCGCTTCAGTGCATCATTCGGCTTGAAGGAGATGAGCTTGCCGGCTGCGATCTTCGTGTGCATCGACCGGAGGTTGCCGAGCGATGCGCCGTTGGTGGCGTCGACGAAAGACTGGGACCAGCGTTCGAAGTGTGGTTTCGAGGTGTCGTAGTCGAGAACCTCGCCAGCCCGGTCCGGCTCTTCGACGGCAGCCACGCCCCACACCTCATGTCGCTCGCGGTCGATCTTGGTGATCGGGATCCGCAAGACTGACCGCTGATCGGTGTTGGGTGTCTGGAAGAACATGTTAGGCGCCGCCTTCCTCGGTAACTTCGACTTTCGGTGCTTCGATCTGAAGCGGTTCGTCGATCTCGACGGCAGTCAGCACGCAGGGAGGATCGAGATCCTCGACATTCGTGACGCGCAGCGCGGCGAACTGCCCGTGGCACTGGCCGCAGTCCGCATGAAGGTGGTTCGGCTGGGCTGGAACCGCGACGACTTCAACCGTCGCAGTGTGACTGCATTCGAGATCGACCGTGATGCGCTTCATGATTACTGGAGCACCTCGATGTGCAGGCTCAACAGGCGGACCGTGGTATCGGCTGCCACCAGCGGTTCGATTGCCAGCGTGTACCACTGCTGAGAGAACAGCCCGAGCGATCCGACCGCAGCGTTGCTGGTATCGGCGCCGACCGGGACAACCGTGCCGGCCGCGTAGGACGCGATGAACTGCGATTCAGGCTGAATCGACCCAACAGCGGTTGCGCCAACTGCGTTCGTTGTCATCGTGCAGGTGAAATTCGTATCGGTATATGGCTGAGTTGCCCACACCACGCCGCTCACTGCGTTACAGACGGCGACGGGAAGTCCCGCCGTGACGCCGCCCGCCCAGCCGGTCATCAACTGAATGGAAAGCGTGCTCGACGCGCCGGCGGTCAGCAGGAGTTTGCCGGACACGCGAATCGTGCGCCCGATTACGTTCTGGAAGCCAGCGGGCAGATTGAAGCTGCCGAGAGGCGTAAGATCTGAAGCGGTTGCGCTGGCGATCGTGCCCGATCCGAACGGCCCATAATTGGTCTGGAAGCCGAAGCCAGGTTGCGCGGATGGCACGTAGCCGAAGGTCGTATGGCCCTGAGGTACCGGGTTGTTCGTATTGGTAACGCCGAGGGCGACCGGAGCCAGGTACGTGGTCGTGGTGAAAGTCGTTGCCCAGGTACCGGTTGAAGTCAGGGCGCACGCGGCGATGGTGCTCACCAGCGTACTCAGCGTGCAGTTCGAAGAAGTTACCGGAAGCAGATACGAGGTCGCCGCGGAGGTGGTGCCAGCATACATTCGCCAGCCAACCGCGCCGGTCGCGCACGTCGGAGGAACTGGCACGGTCAGCGTGTAGTTGAGGGTCGGGGTCTGCGTGTAGTCGGCGGAGGCCGCACTTTCGCCGCCAAGCGCGTCAACGCATGTGGCCGTAAAGTGGGTCGAGGATGCCGCCCAGGTTCCAGTGGCCGAGGTGAAAACGATGTTCGTGGCCGTCAAGGTAGTCGGCGGCGCGATCACCGTCAGCGTGGTCGGCTGCATCGTGTAGAAGGACGGCACTACGCCGTTCACGGATCTGTTGTCCCGGATCGTCACGTTCGAGAGTGGAGAGATGCCGGCGACGGTCGCATTGGTTCCGCCTGCGGTGGTCCACGACTTGTCGATGATGACCTCGCCGCCACCGTTCGCGCCAACAGCGTTAACCGCTTCCTGGAGTCCGAACGTGGTGCTGGTGCTCGAAGCAAAATTGATCGCGTTGTTATTGTTGATTCCGGTCCAGAGGTTCGAGGTGGCTCCGCAGCCCAGGAGCGAAGATCCGTTCCATGTGAGAAGGGGGACGCCGACCTGATTGTTTGGTCCGAGACAGGGAGTGCCTGACGTCTGAGCCGAGGCGGGGACGGTCAGTGCCGCCATCAAGAAGAGCCCAACGAGGGCGGAGCGGAAGAGATTTGTCATGTTCGAAACCATCCTTTCAGTCTGGCGGCAGGAAGGATGGAATCGAAATCAGTTTACGACGAGAAGAATAATGAACTTCTATCCGACTACACTAGCATAGCCGCAATAGATTTTGAAGGGACTATCCCCGCAGCGCTCATCCCGAGCGCTTTGATATTCAGTCCAGAGTTGTGGTCGCGCCCGATTGTCAGCCCGCAGGAACAGGCGTGAATCCTGTCCGCCAGCGTCTTCGGAACGACCGCACCGCAACCGGAACATCTCTGAGAAGTGCCGCGCGGATTCACCGGTACAGCCCATTTACCGGCGCTTTCAGCCTTGTAAATGATGCACCAGATCAACAGCCCCCAGGCGGCGTCCATGATCGATTTGGAAAGCTGGCGGTTGGCCGCCATGTTCTTTATTTTCAGGTCTTCGAAGGCGATCAGGTCATAGTTTTCGACCAGCCGCTTCGAGATGTGATGCAGGTAGTTCCTGCGGGCATCGGCAGCCCGTTGGTGAGCCCGGCGTAGCGTTTCAACCGTGCGCACTCGATTCTTCGATCGGCGCTGCTTCGTCGCCAGCCGCCGACCGGCCGCCGCGATCCGCGATTCATGTTTCCGCGTCCAGCGCGGATTCTCGATAACCGTCCCATCGCTCAACGTCGCGAGCGCGGTCAGACCAACGTCGATGCCAACCGGATTTGATACCGCGCATTTCTCTGGCGCGGGGCCTATGTCGCAGACAACCGAAGCGGTCCAGCGCTTGCCGTCACGCCTGATGGTGCAGGTTTTCGGCGTCCCGCTGATCGGGCGATTGCTGCGCGTACGGATATCACCGATAAGCGGAATCTTTATGGAGTGAGCGCGCACGACAGGATGGTGGTCGGCCAAAGTAAACGAGTTGTACCTCGACTTTGACCTGAAACGAGGATAGCCCGGCGTCTGGCCATTTCTTGAGCGCAGGAAAAACGCTTTGAATGCGCGATCCACGCGCCGTAATGGGTCGCGTTGTATCTCAGCGGCAATCCATTGAAACTGCGGGTCTTTCCTGAGATCGGAAATCTGCTTATATTGATCGTACAGGCTGATCGATTTGCGCTGCAATTTCCAGGCGTCACGCCGTTCTTGAAGAGCTGCATTATAAGTTTCGCAATTGTCCAGAAGGATGCGCTCTAGAGCTGAGCGCTCGCCAGCATTCGGCAACATCCTGAACTGATAAGTGCGAAACATGCGAAACGGTCACTGACCGATGCGCTGAGATTCGAGCTGCTGCAGTTGGCCCTGAAGCAAATTCAGTTCGCTCTGAGCTGAGCCGTGGGCGTCGGAAGCCATCGTGAAATCGTTCCGCACTTTGCCTTCTTTCATGCGGGCGGCCTTGAGCATTTCCTGAGCTTCAGCCACGTCGGCAGTGGCCTTGGCGACCTCAACGCGCAGCGCATCGAAAGCCTCACGCCGAGCCTGGACTTTCGCCAGCGCGGCTTTGATGTTGGCCTTCAATTGGCTTTTCCGCTGTTCGTTCAGAGGGCCCTGCTGAAGGGGAATGGCTTGCTGTGTCTGCTGCGTGGTGATCATGGCTTCTAATTTACCACCGGTGGCGGCTCTTCGGCGGGAGGCTCATCGTCATCGGCGCCGGGCGCGGCAGCCGCGGGGACGGGCTCCTCGACCGGTTTCACTGGCAGCAACCGAAGCACGATCGTCTGGGCGGAGACAGCGCAGAGAACGACTTGCCGCATACATCCGCCACAGATAGAAGGCCCGCAATGCTCCAGCACGATGATGCTGGTCTGAGGCAGATTCTGGAAGCGCGGCGGTTTGCATTCAACGCGGTTGACGTGACCGCATTCGCAGGGCACGTCGTACATGTTTGGGTCGGATGGAGCGGCGGGAAGGCCGGTTCGCGGATCGAGGATGGGAATCACGAAGTCTATGATACAGCAGACTCAACGGGAGTTGTCGGGTCCAGTTCCTCGCCCTGTTCTGCCAGCCATTCCTCCATTGAAGGAATCTTGTCCACGTCAGCCGGCGCGGAATCGACAGGCTCTTCTGGATGGTCGGCCTCGTACTGCGTCCCGGCTTTGATCATGGCGGCCAGCGTCGCGCGGTCCTGCTTGTCCTGCTCATCCATCAGTTCATCCCAGTCGGATTGCGAGACGAAGTCTGGTTTGAGTTTATTCAATTCTGCCCGCAATGCGAGCCTGTGGGTGTCGTCGCTATTTGTACTGGTAGCTTCCACGATAACTTTCCTTCGCCGTTGGATTTTGCCAGCCGATATTTCCGTGGAACCCGCTGAAAACGTAAACGTCTGCGGTCTTTGTGTCCGTGTTGATGATCGTTGCCACCGTCAGGCCTGTGTACTTGCTTCCGGTCGCCTTGCTGGCCTGCTTCACCAGATTGGTCTTACGAAACAGGATCGCTTGCCGGAGTCGATCATTGAAGATCTTCTTCTCTGCTGCGGTTTTAAGCGCGAGGTAGGCTTTGGATGGACGTCCGATCTTGGCTACCCACTGCTGCGCGCCCTTCGAATTGCTGACCAGCCCGGCTTTTGATTCGACCAGCTTGTGGTCCGCAATGATGTCCACAGGATCTGAATCGGCTGTCGATTTGCCGGGCCGGAGCGGACTCGCCTTCTTGCACCCGGGAATGTATTGCCGCGCGTACTGGATGGCGATCTTCTCTCCAAGTTCGCCGGTGCCGAGTTTGGATGCGCCGGTTTTCAGAGGAACCGGATCGCCGTGAAACACGCTACTGGCGGCTGGTTTGAGTGTTATGCCTGTCTCGAATGGAGATTCCGCGAACTTGCCGTCCGGCCCGTGGTTCGGGTTGAACTTGAAAAGCAGCGTGCCTTCGACGGCTTTTTCTGTAATAACCGCTTCCGGGTCGGTCGAAACAATGGTTGCCGCCTCTTCGACTGCGGACATCGGATAACGGCACTCATGGTCTGCAGGCGCTGCCTTTGTCACCACTTTATCCGACACCGTTTTGCCTGATTTCCAATCCGCGAAGATGGACTTCAAAGGCTTCAATCCTCCAGTCAAATCTCTCCCTGAAGTGTGCGCCATGAACGCCTCAGCGACCATCTCGCCAGGACTTGTTTTGGCATATTTCGTGAGAGTCCAGTTTTCTTTATCGGCAAAGACCTTGTTGACCAGCAGGCGATGTGGGTTTTCGATGATTTTCTGCCCTGGGCTCGGGATCGAATGCGAACCGCGTTGACTGTAAATCTCGTCGAGATGGTGACCGTACTCGTGGTACAGGACAGCAGACGCCCCCGGGCCCTGCATGCCGCCCGTCTTGAACAGGTCCCGATTTATCTCTATACCTCCCCATGAAGTATGTCGGCCAGCCAAATCTTCCGGCATATCGGAAGACACAGAAAGTTCCTTTATCGCCGGAGCTTTCGGGTAGTCCTTGCGCAGTTTTTCAACTGCCCTGACGATAGACTTGGCCCGCCAATCGTCGATATCTCCGAGGTGGACCTTTTGAGCGAAACCCGTCTTTACAATCGCCTTCTCACTGGCAGAATTACTGCCTCCGCCGCTGGAAAACTCTCCATCGGAAGGGTCATGGTTGGGATTGAACTTCTCCAGTGCGCAGAGCAGCGTCCCCTTCACCGCTGCCGTGGTCATCTCTTTGCCAGCGCGGATCTCTTCGTCTTCGTCCTCGACGCCGACACCATAGGGGTCTTCGGACCGGTCGCTCGCGGCGGTCTTCGCATTGTCTGCCGCCGACACGCCGACATCTCCGGCACCGGACAGCGGGCTCGTGACCTGGGGATCGTCGAACTTCTTGCTGCCGATCGACTCCGGAGCCGGCAGGTTGCCGGGCCGTGTTGTCGGGTTGGTTTCATCCGGCGTCGACTCGATGCCTTGCGTGCTGACTTCCGGATCGCCTGTACCGGGCGCGGAGCATGACTCGCAGGTCTGTGCCGCTGCTGGCTTTCTTTCGCCGCACTTCGGGCATACGGTTACCGATTTCACCATCTTGTCGTAGGGGAGCGGCCAGGAAGATTTCTGGCGGTCCACGTACAGGATTGCCTGTTCGAGTTTGTTGCGCCCGGTGCGCGCACCGGCGGGCCCGGCCTTGATGCTGAGGTATGGCTCGGGGTCGATTCCCGCGCGCCCGGCGATTCTCCTGATCGAGGCTACCGACAGGCGGGACATCGAAGATCCGCCATACGTGCCGTCTCCGATGAGAGATTCGTCGAGCACGCCAATTGGACGGGGCGACTTTCTTCCTCCCATGGCAGGTTGGCTTCTGGCTGTAGAAGACCACGCCCGGCTTGATACTTCTTTCAATTCCTCTGAAGTAAACCCACCAGATGAGAACTCTCCTTTTTCGTCATGGTTCGGATTGAATTTCTCGACCCCAACACACAGCAGAACCTTGCCGACTGCGGTAAAAACTTCTGGGTGCGCCAGAACCGGCACAGGCACGAACTCTTCAGCGAACGACTCGTGGAAACGATCATATTGAGGCATGGATTACCTTCCCATCGGAGTGCTTTTCGATCGACTTCACGCGAAGCTGTGTCTTTGGATTGAAGACTATCTCGTTTTCGTCACCGCGTAGCGCCAGGCCGGAATGCCCCTTCGGAACGTCAATTGCGAAGATCACCTTCGGATCGTCGCTCATTGGTGAGAGGGCACCAAACTCACTGGCTATCGATGGACTTGTTGACGTGCTGAAGAATCCACGCTTCGTGATTACGTCTCCGACCTTTATGCTATTGAGTTCCCCTTGTGTTATTCGCGGGCCATGGAAGACCGTGATGCCTTCCGGAAGGGACTGTTTCGATATTAGTGACTGCAACCGCTCAACGTGCGCGGCTTCTGAAGCGGCCTGAGAGGCAGTAACCTTCACGGGAGGCTTCGGGGTCCATACGGATTTCCCGTCTGGCCCTGCTTTGTAACTGCCTCCGCCCTGCCTGGTTGTCTCGCCACGTAAGGAAGCATTCATCCCGCGCCACCCTTCGTCCTGATAGTGGAGCGCGGTTTTAAGTTCCTTGGTGGTGCCTGCGACCTGGTCGCCGATGATCGAATCTCCGTTACCGAGAAGTTTACGATAAGCGGAATCGGCCGCCGCCTCGTGATTGGACATCGCCTGTTCCACGGTGATGCTGGCGGGCGAATACGTCTTACTGCCTGAGAGCCCTTCCGAGAAGCGCCCGTCCTGCCCATGATTTGGATTGAACTTCTCAACTCCGGTCGGCCCGGTGAGCATGACCTTTGTCTTCGTGCCGTCCTTCGAGGAGATCGTCAGCGAGTCCACTTGCAGCGTGAGGCCGGCGACCGAGTCTTCGCCTATCCACTGATCCGCGGCGGCCGGGTCGATATAGGCGAGGGTGAGGTGGGGCTGGTACTTGAAGTCCTCGACCGTGAACGCCCCATGTTCCGCGAGCGCGGCGTTGAGGAGAACCAGTTCGGGCGATTCCACATCCACCACGACAATCGCCGCCCCCTCTGCGCCAACTGCTTTGGCAATGCTGCCGTCCGCGGCGAACACCATCGTTTTCCCGAGCGTGATTGTGAACGGTGCTTGCTCTGCCAGGAAGGCTGCAATCCGCGTTTCACTTTCCGAGTCTTCGATGCCGTAACGCAATGTGACATGAAGGTTTTCATCCGGCGTGCGTCCCTTCGCCATCAGGTCTTCGTCCGGGATCTCATCCCGCAGCGCGCGGAGTTGCTGGCCAGCTTCCGATTGCGGATCCACGTCGAACTGCACGCTGCCGTAGGAGTACTTCAGGAGATCAAGGCTGCAAAGGAACCCTGTTCCGGTGCCGTCCACAAATGAGACAGACACGTTCTCGACGGCGCAGAGCAGGCTCATAAACCGTAAACCCTCCGGTATTTCTGCTTCGTCTCTTCCGAAGTCGGATAGACGCGGTCACCATGGCAGAGCCAGCATGTGTCCAGTTCCGGCGCGTCAGAGTTGCAGGCTGGACAGAGATTGCGCCTGATCCTGCCCGCAGCCTGCCTGGCAATCAGGAAACGCCGTATGCGCTCGAAAGTCCGCCGCCAAACCGAACTGGTGAGTCTCACGGGCACTCCATGTAACCGAATGTCAGCTCATCAGTTGTGGCCGGTGTTCCCTTCCCCCTGAGCAACACGATGCAGCACTCCGGCGGGCACTCATCGGCGATCTGCGCCCACGTCCGCTCCTCGGTGGAGTTCGTCCGGCGGATGAGTCGGTCAGTCTGTTCGGTTGCCAGTGCCCGGCACCAGGACGGCCCGACATACGTCACCTTTGGCTGGACAGTGTACGTCTCCCAGAAGTATTTCAGCGCAGCGTCGATCTCGCCGTTGACCCGCTGGGATATGCGGTCGCGGCGCTCTGGCGGCATGGCGTCGAGCAACTCCGTAAAGTTTCGCGTCCCTTCCATGCGTACAGTGTACCCGAAACGCAAAACAGCCTCCCGTGTTACCGGAAGGCTGCGAGGATTTCAGAATGGCCAAAACCAGCGGTGAGGTCTATGCTGACGGTGCCTGAAGAAACGTCACCAAAGCGTTCACGTCGCTTTGAAGTTGTAGCGCCGAAGGCAGCAGTGCCGCTGAATCGGCGTTCAGTTGAGTGGTGGCTGACGTCAGCCCGGCTTGAGCGGCAGTCAGTGCGGCCTGCGCGGTGTTAACCTGCGCGGACGCATTGGCTACTGCGGTTTCGTCGTTTGCGATTGCGGTTTGGGCGCTCGCGAAAGTTTGCTCATCGGCAGCAACCGCTGCCAGCAGAGAAGCAAGAGATGGTGAAGGTGACATCGGCTTCAGCATATCAGGAAATTGACCGGGCAAGCCCGAAGATCGTCGCGTCCTTCGTCAGATCGAACACACTGACGGCCTTCGTTGGTCGGATCGTGGTGGCCTTGCCACCGGTCTCCAGTTCGTCCAGGTAGTCCACGTCGAGGTCTTCGTTGGCGCGGACAGCGCCAAGCACACACAGGCAGCGCGGGTGGAACGCAGGGCCAAAGCCGAGTCCATTGAAGTTGCTGTCCAGATCGACCACGCCGTAACTTTCTGCTTCGTCACATGCGCATGGCTGTTCGTGCTCAGGGGACAGGATGACGTACTTCCCGGTGACCACGCCCGACGCGCGCCACGCTGCCAGATGTCCCTTTGTTGCCGCCCGCCGGCTCTCGTTGTCCGCGATTAGCGCCGACCGCTCCGAAGAAAAAGCGTACTGCGAAAGCAATTCCTCGGTCATCCGCGCCGTGTCGATCTCATCGATCTCGCCTTCGGTGAAGGCTTCGAGTACGTTCGACACCGCCTTGCCAATTCCCTCTTCGGTCAGATCGGTGATTGGCCAGTGCGCTTCTGGGTCGGCCGCCAGCACGCCGTTCAGCCACTGCTTCCCAACCATCGAAGCCGCCCGGTCCTTCGCCCACTTCGCGATTTCGGCTTTGGCTTCGTTCAGGATGGCGGGGTCTTTGATTCCGAGCTGGCGCAACGCGGCTTCGGCATTGTCGTAGCCGACTTCGGCCAAAGCTTTCGCCACCTGCTCGACGATGGCTTCGAAGGGCTCGTTGATGTCCGCGATCGCCTGGCCGGTGGCGAAGGCGGCGTCCGGCGTCATCTGCAGGGCCTTGGTCGACGTCTGCGCCGCGGCGTTGCCGGCCCGCAACAGAGCCTGATCCACCGAGGTTTCGATCTGAGCTACCTGATCGGCATCGAGTTCGGGCTCGGCTAATAGGGAGTCAGCAGTTTTTTTTTACGGAGAACCTGCTGGCCCGGCGCCGACAGCAACAGCTTGATCGTGGCTTGTTCGCCCGAGGCCTTCTCCCCTTGCGATTGCTCACCGCCGCCCGCTTCACCAGCGCCAATCTGCTTCTGTCCTCCGCCTGGCGCTGGTGGATGCAGAGCATTTTGCGCATTCGCCTGCGCCTGAGCGATCCCCGTCGCGAAAGGAGTATAGACGCCGGTTGCACCGTTGAGAACGCCTGGTGGCAGGCCGAACGGATCATTGCCATCGTCCTCGCGGACTTCGTCGATCTGCAGCGTGCCGTTCTTCAGCTTGATGTCCTGAATCTGTGCCTGCTTCAGCGGATCCGGATCGGAGTCGAGATCGAAGTGCGCCGACACGCCAGGGATCTTCATGCCTTCCCGCGCGATCCGCGTCATCAGCGCTTCCAGCCATTCGAGGTCGCCCATCGTGCCTTCTTCACGGGCGCTGTCGGCGTTCGACTGAGAGGTCGACCGGTTGAGCTGGCGGATGTAAGGCGTCGGCGAAATGTTCAGCGCATCGCAGAAGATCCGCGCCAGCCATTCATCGAAGTCGTCCTTCAACATCGCGCCCTTCGTCTCGAATGGCGAGGCTCCGGTGTGCGGGATGAACTTCACGCGGCGCCGCTTCGCGAGGTTGCCGGCAGCCTGATCGAAGATATCCTGGAATCGGCCGATCTGCAGTTCAGTCCACGTCTCCGGGACCTGGATGATCATCTCCGGTGTGTTGCCGCTCGTGAAGTACTCGGTCTGGCTGACCATTCGATTGACGGCCATCACGGCGTAATCGAGACAACTCTGAACAGGAGAATTCCCACACCAAGATGGCTTGCCGTTGCGACGAACATACACGATTCCGTTCGGCACGGTGACGCAATGTATCGTTCCTGCGTAATGAACGGTCTTGGCGGTGACCGACATCGCCGTCGAGTGACGCTCTGATACGACGAAACTTTCCCTACACGCTGACGTATATGGCTTTCCTCCATTTGGGAAAACGGTCTCGCATGGCGGTCTTCGACGAGTAGATGCCGAGAACCCCAGTTTTTGCGCGATCTCCACAAGGTCGGATTCCAATTTATGGCTAACAGTCGTAGCTCTCCAGGCGCTTCGCGGGTGTTTCCCGCGCCCTGATTTACTCGGCCTTTTTTCCAGGCCGCCATCTCCGGCCATGTAAAACTCCCAGAAAATACGCAGCTGGCGGGCCGTTGCTCCCTTAACTGCCAACGGCACATACTTGTCCGCCGCCTTGCCGAACGCTGCAAAGTAGCGCCCGACTTGCGCGTAACTGCAAATAAAGGCGTGCCCGTTGTAGCCGTCTTTCCCTGTGAGATTGATGCGCTTTAACAAAGCACTGAACACAGGGAACGCGGGAGATTTGGCGTCTTGATTTATTTCGATTCCTCCGGCAGAGCGCAGATTTCCTTCTGCCAGATATGCGCCAATCAAAGCACAGAAGTCATCGCCGCTTATCGAGAGAGACCGTTCCTTCGGTTTGGTTTTCGGGAAGTCGACCATTCCTATCTCGACGCCACCGGACCAGACTGACGTGACGGGAATCTTTCGGACTGGGTTGTTTCCCTTCTGGAGCTCGGCCGCAGTCATTATTTTTTCGTAACGGCGACTCGTCTCCAGCCTGCCTGTCGGAGCCTCCACGAGCATTCTGTGCTCCGGCGTCACCATGATGTCCATGGATCGAGCGGTAAAGTGAATCATCTCGCCGTCTCTGTCGTAATGGTGAATCGCGCTCGGGCGCTCCCATTCAAATTCTTTCGTGAGGGTGTTTCTGGTAGCTACCCGCTCCCCGTGCAGCAGATTCCGAAATAGTTGAAAACCTCTCGTCTCGGTCAGGATTTCCGTCTGATCGTCGTAACACTGCCCGTAAAGGAATGGCGCGCGCGGGTTTTGCACCGAATAGAACAGCGGCATGCAGGTGCCGTCAACGCTCCGACCGTTCACGACGATCGTGTGATACCCATTCGTCTGGCACGACGGGCACTCGCCGGAGGTCATGTTCACCGATGGAGAATTACCGCACCACGCCGGTTTTCCGTTTCGACGCACATAGAGATTGCCATTCGGGACTGTCGCGCAATAGACCATGCCTGAGTAATCAACGGTGCTTATATCTGGCAGGCATGTCTCTTTTTGAGACCGGAAACCTACGACGTAGTGGACTCCGCGATTGATCACGCGGCGTTCACCGTCTTCGAAAATTTCACTCTGTGTCGCCGGCTCTGTCCTGATAGAAGCCGACTTTCCAAGCTTAAGGGCGATCTCCTGAATTTGATCCGCAAGGCGCTTGCTGCTGGTCGAACATCGATCACGTCCAGCGTGCCCATCACCGAGGTGGAAGAATCTCCAAAAAATTCCCAGTTGCCTGCGCGTTGCGTTCATAACAACGTCCGGAATCCACTTGTCGGTGGCGTGACCGAACTGCTTCAGATAGCGAATTAAGCTGACGGAATTGAAGACGTATGAATTTTCAATCCTACGCGTCCTGTTGCCTGTCACTCGCTTCAGAAGTTCACCGTATTCGATGTCTCCGCGTCCGCCGTGGATTTGTGAAATAGCAACGACTGCGCCGCGAGGATCATCATTGCACGATCCCTCTGCCATGTAAGCCCCCATGAAGGCGCAGAAATCGTCTCCAGACATCGTGATCGGCAGGATGTCTTTTGGTTGGCGCCGTCTTCCACGAACAGAAATTACGGTAACGGCTTGATGCGCGGCGGCGAGGCTCAGCCCACACTTGGCTGCGATCTGCGAATACGAATCGCCGGCAGAGCGAAGATCCACGGCTTTCTGATCGACAACAAGCCGAGCGAAATGCTTGTCGTCTTCGCGGCGGGGGAATCGCTGCGGGCCAATTTCAGTGCCATCCCATCCCGCCGTAAGCGGTACCCGTGTTGAAACCGTATAGTTTGCAGCAAGATCATCGGCGCGCAAGAATAAACCCGTCGCAGTTCTTTCGGCTTGACGGAAGAGACTATGAGGAACCCGGGTCACCATCATCCGGTGGTTGGGCGTAACAAGCAAGTCAACAAAACGAGACCCGAAAGACTGCATCGGACCGTCATACATGTACCCTGTCAAATCGGTAGGCGCTTGCCACTCCAGAGAGCCAGCAGCGTTTCTTGTCGCGAATTCATCACTTTTGCTGGCCGCACTCCACGGTAGCCACCCGCGGCGTGTGAGAACTTCGCTGTCTTCCGAATAGCACCCCTTGATCTGCTGAGCATAGGCGGGGTTCGGCGCGTTCGGGGACCAGCCCTGTTCGTCCCACATCAATTTGATCGTGGCGCCGTCGAGAATGCGGAGTGATTTGCAGACCCTCTGATCGTCCATCACCGGCCAGATGGCGAGCGCGTCGATCACGAGCACCTCTTCGAGCAGCATGCTCAGCCACGCCATCCAGTCATGCTCCTGGTCTGGCTTCTCAAAGAACCGCGTCAGGTATTGCACGCGGGGATCGGCGGCCGACCGCTTGTCGAAGTCCTTCGACTTCTCGCCGGGCAGCTTATCAACCTTCCAGACCAGCGGGATCTTGACGATCTGCCGCTTCCGGCGGTTGATACAGAGGCGCATCACGTTGACAGCATCGGCGAACGCGCGAAGCTGCGGGAAGCTCGGGCCGCCCTGCTCTGTCCGAGGCTGAGAGTTCATGTTCAGCGTCATCGGATAGTCGGTCACGCGGGGAAGCGTGCCGGGAGGTGCCTGAGGCTTCAGCGGTTGCCCGGGCCCGAAGTATGACGCGCCGGTCACCGTGTCGATGTAGTCGCGCGCCACGTCGATGAACGACACCGTCCGCGGGTCGACCTGCACGGTCAGGGCGTTAGCGGGGATCGACGGCAGCCCGGTCTTTGTTCCTTCGAAGGCGCCTGTGGCGGCATCGAGAGCTTTTGCGAGGATACTCATGCGGGTGTCAACTCCTGAAGGTCAGCATACGCCCGCTCCATTGCATGACGAGCAGAGAGCAAATCAGCGTGCCAATCGATATTGCCGTCGAATCGGCCGTTCCGCTCCACGAAGCGCGCCAGCCGCAACAGACGTGCCTTGGCATCGCGCGCGATCTTCAGGGCCGAATCGTAGGTTAGCGTCTCAACACTGGGGTATCTCATGCGGCAACTCCAGCGAGAGAGAGAACGTCGAGCGTCGCCGGACAGGCAGGGGAGTCCTGTCGATGTTTGTCGGCAACGGCCTCTTGCGCCCCATGCAGCGTGGTCGGGATCCGGCTCAGCGGGATGTTGCCGCTGGCCTTGCAGTCGAGGCAGTTCCAGCGAACGTGCCGCTCGAACTCGCCGACATTGATCCGGCCGGGCTTCACAACCCGGTACGCGCTACCGTCTTCCATCACCCGAACGGTGTTCATGGAGACTATGATAAATCAGGCCGGGATGCTGCTGGGACATACCCCTCCTTTGGTCCTTCAGACCAAGCTGCCCTGATAGCAGTTCTTTGAAAGGGAATTGGCGATTCTTCTTCCTGCCCTGTCCCGGACCATTTTCGGGAGGGCCGCAGCTTTACCTGAGTCGCTATCCCAGGTAACTGCCCGCGCCGTCCCCGCGCGTGCGTCGCAAGTCTGCCGGTGAACCGAAGTGTCCCGGATTGCGTCTGGATTGAAGAATCGGCATAAACCCAACTATTGCGGGATTAGCTATCACTTGTGATTGGTCCCCGCTTTCGCCCCAAGGAATCTCCATAAAGCGAAACCTTGCGGGTGGATCGCCCGCTCGACGAAGTGGGTTTAAGGGTGATGCGGTTGATTTCCCGCGTGCTGCTTCACTTCGAAATCATGATAGCATAGAGGTGCTGCTTCACAATTCCGCCCGGCCGCCAGCCTGATAACCTGGAACACGGCCGGGTTTCGTTTCTTTACGAGAGCGAGATCCAGAGATCTTTCTGGAAGTGGAGCGGACAACCGCAAGGGCATTTGCCTGTCAGGTAGGTTGCCACCCAGTACGCTTTGAATTCGTTCGGCGTATTCTCCTGAGGTTTCAGGTGGATGGCTTTCAGGCGGAACTCGATCTCGTTGCCGCGCAGCGCCTGTGGTTCCTTCGGCTTTCTCATCGAAGCGGTTTCACGCTGATGGCCACCAGCAGGATCGTCAGAACGCCGCCAGCGATCCACGCGGCTGGCACGGACCAGAAGTGAACTCCCCACGCAATCGCCCCGCACGCGGCCACCGTCGCGAAGTCTGTCAGCATGAACGTCACGAGCTTGACGATTCCCAGCCCGGCGGTTCGGGACCAGCTCCGGCAGAGAACGAGCAAGGACTGCAGCATCGGTACTACGGTGGCGGAAAGTTTCTTTGCGATCATTTTGTTCCTGTTCGAGTAGTTCCCATCGAGATCCGGATTCTGCCGCTTAACTACGACGAAACCACCGGCTGCGTATGACCTGGAGAAATGAGCCGCCCGCATACGGCCCGAGCAATCTACCCGAACTTGAAGTTTGCTGGCAACACCGGCCGCACCTTGCGGACTTCCACTGCGATCGGTCGGCCCTGCGATCCTTCCGACAGGCGGAACTCAACCTGGTCGCCTTCGAGGATACTGCCATGGTCCGCCACGTTCTTGCTGTGGCAGAACACCTCGGAGCCGTCAGGGAGAATAATGAAGCCGAAATTACGTTGTGGGTTTGGTTCGTTCCACTGAAACCACTTTACGGTTCCTCGGACACGAACTGCAGGATCGATGGATGTCGTTGAAGGCATGCAGCTTTGAGAACCATGTTACACCGTCAGAGCATAAAAGTGGAATTAGTGGAGATATCCTCGAATCCCGGTTGCTTGATTTCCGGTTCGTCGGAGAAGGGTTTGAAGACTCCGGAGACGGCCGTCTGGTTCTTGCGCGCGGCGGCATCGCTGTCGGCCTGCCCCTCATAGAACTTCATCAGCGCTTCAGCCGAAGATAGATCGAAGAGCTTCGATACTGCGTACACCAGCACGTCCAGCCTGTTCGGAGATCGCCCGAGACGCTGTTTGATCTCCGGCGTGGTATCGCCCTGTTTGACGGAGCACATCTCCTCTTCGAGCGCATAGAAGTTCCCGCAGTGAACGATCTTTGTCCCATCGTTCTGCGTGTACAGCAGGCTGACGGGCTCGGCTCGGACTGCCTTCCCGTGCGAGGCGTTGACCATCTCGACCGGTGTGTTCGGGTTGGCATGCCGAAGGACTTCAAGGACCATCGCGCCGCCGTAGTTCTTTTCAGCGACCACCAGATCGGCGCCCCACTTGATCCTGAGATCCTCCACCTTGCGCGCCCAGGCGGCCGGTGGCCCGTTCATTGTGCCATCTTCGAGCACGTAACCTCGATCGTCGATTCCCTTGCCAACCACGATGATGCCGACGTCGTCACCCTGCCCGATCCCTTCACCTGACGTGCCCGATGGATCGACGGCAATGATGATCCGCCGCATCGGCACCGGAAGCGATTGCGGAGTCGCCTGGTTGCCGCGGGCGGCCGAGATCGCACTCAGCGTCCATAGGGCGCCGGCGAGTTCATCCTGATCCATCCCTTCGAGGAAGCGTAACCGCATTGCCAGCGGCATCGCGGCCAGCGACCGCATGTACTCTTCCGAGAGGTGCGGATTGTCTTTCGGGTTCATCCGCAAGCTGGCGTATAGGGACCGGTCCAATCTGCGCTCGCGTTCCATCGGGTCAAGCCCGAGATCGTACTCGACATATGACCAGTGGCTCTTGCCGACTGGGTTGAGATCGTCGTATTCCTTCTGCAGCAACCGGCCCTTTGGATTCTCCGACGTTGCCATGTCCGGATTGAAGACTTCCTGCGAAAGCCGGGTGCGCGTCTTCAGGATGGACTGGTAGGAGATCTGCGAGACTTCATTATGATGCAGCCCGACAAATTCACGGCCGAGGATCTTGTCCACGCGCTCTTTATCGTCGAGGCCGCCGATCCAGTATTCCGCTTTGTTCCAGAACTCCAGGCGCATCTCGCCGCGGGCGTTGACCTGCCGAATGTTTCCGTCAGCGGCGCTGAGGCCAGGGTAGAAGTTCGCGAGCACCTTGGGAATAGTGTCGAGCCACAAGCTGTTGACGGCATCGACCATGTGCAGCCGGAGACTTGCCTGCCGCGCGCTGGGGAAGTGAATGGCGCGGCCGATCATCTGGCGCACGATGATGGTTGTCTTCGTCGATCGCGCTCCACCCACGAGCTTGATGTACCGCTTCGTCGGGTCGCGCATCAGCCCCAGAGCTTCGTTCTGCTTTGGGGTGATCTGAAAGATCGGCGACGCCGTGAGGTTCGGAGGCGTCACTGCTTTGGACCGAACCGAGCCCGAAGATCCGCCATGTCGCTGGCCCGCTGCACACGTTTGGCCTTGTCGGTCGAGAGCTCCTCTCCTGTTCGGCGTGACTTCCAGATGCGCCGGATGCCGCCAGGTACGACATCCTCACGTACCACGTCCCAGCCGCGCGAGTGGAGGTAATCTGTCGTCGGCAGTTTCATTGGCCTGCGATGAAGTTCTCAACCAGAGCCGTGGTCTCCGCGCTGGGCACGTACTCTTCGCAGTTCTGGATCCCAGCATGGCGGTAGCTCGGCGAGCCCATGCCGACCGTCACCTTCAGCCAGCCGTCGCCTGGCCGCATCTCGCTGGACAGAACATGCCTGCCGTCGAAATCAGCTTCCTCCTCGACTCCACCGAACCCGCCCTGATTGTCGATATAGAACGTCTGCCCGCGGTACACGACCTTCACCGCCTCGCGGATCTGCCCTTCCATCCCTTCGCACCACCAGCCCGGCTTCGCGGCGCCCATGACCACCTTGACCTTCGAGCATTCCGCTGGCTCACCGTTCCAGAACGTGTGCGACATGCGCGCGGCCCGGGAGAACGGCTTCACCCGCTTTGGCTTCTTGAGGAACATGCGACTGGCGCTCATTGGCCAAAGCGCAAAAGAGGCCGGGGCCGCACCAGCCAGAACTTGTCAGGCGACACCGCAATTCTCATTTGTGCCCCGCGAAGAAGAGCGGCGGCGCCACCGCGTCAAAATTTCTCTTATGGATCTTCACCGTCCCTGCCGGCGTCGCCTCGCACGTCATCTGGAACCACTCATCGATCGTGGACATGCCGTCGATCTCGGAGCCGGACTTCACCCGCATCATCCATCTCACCAGATTACCCTCGCGCGAAGTCACGGCCACCATGTCTTCGCCCTTGGTTAGCAGGTCGCCGGGCTGTGGGTCACGTCTTGAATCAGCCATTACTGACCACCTCTCGCTTTCAGGATCGCTTCGCTGGCCTCAAACGATTCGTCGGATTCCACCGTGGAGCACGTCGGACAGGGAATCCCGGCAGCGTATCCGTGCGGGCACTCGTTCGGCCCGCCGGCAGATTGCCATGGCACGAACTCTTTCGGGTCCACGCCGTCGATCGCCTTCGCGGCTACCGGGCGGGTTGGATCGAAGTCTTCCATCATCGATACCACCACGACCACACTGCGGTTCCTGCCACCATGAGCGCTACGCCGTAAACCACAAACATGACGAACGCAGGTATCAGATGGTCAAACGTCCGATTGAACGGCTCCCACGTTGCATCGAAGGCGGCTGTCTGCCGATCGGTTCCACGCGCTTTATTGAAGGCATCTATGGCTTTGCCGTGATCCCTTACCGCACGGGCCCACAGCCACGGCCCTTGCAGGAACACGATTACCTTTCTCATTATTCCCTCCACCACTCAAACTCTGCGAGCGCCCACTCGCGAATCTGGGCAGCTATTTCCTCTTCGGTAGCGCCCTGATCGACCTCGATTTCATCATGGATTTTGCAACCCTGTAGGCGCATTGCGCAGCCCACCTTGATCTTAACGGTCGTCAGTTGTCCGGTTTCAGCGGACGACTCGGCGATGTTCGGTAAAGCCCGTGAGGTTAATCGCGGGTTGTATTCCGTCCACGGCCCGTCTGCGCATGGGCCAGGCACCGCTTCTTCGACCTCCTCGAACTCAGCGTCGATGATCGTTTCGGCCGGACGCGGCGCGGCGGGCGCCGGTAGCGCGGCCAGCGGGCGATTGACCGATATGGGCGCGGCCTTTGCGACCGGCAACGCGCGAACACGAGGCTCTTCGTCGCTCTCCTGGTAGCCGGAAAGGAACTTGAGCGCTGAGGCGATGCCGTCCAAATCCGCTATTTTCGTCGTATTTGCCGCGAGCTGCATGTACTGCTGTGCGGTGCGATCCGATATCTTCGGGCAGTTCTGCTTCAGCCATGGAAGCCATTGACCGTGCTTGACTTGCTGTTTTGCCTCGATCAGCAATTCGCCGACATGGACAGCGCGTTTCAGCGCTCCTTGAAAGAACTCTTCAACGCTGAAGTGCGCTGCGTTGATTCGCTCGGCCAGCGTCAACTTGGGTTCTGCCGCTGAGGACTCTCGCATCCGCCGCATTCGATCTGAAGTGGACTCGACAGCCTGCTTCATTTCGCCCCTTTGATCGCATCGATGTAGCCTGCCGTCTGGTCCGGCTTTTCAGCTTTCGGTTTGCGTCTCTTCGGGGCGAACACTTCACGCGCCGACGCCCTGACCAAAGCTTTCTTTCGAGCGCTCCGACCGCACGTCGCGACACCTGGACCGTTGAGGACTTCAGACAGGATATTGACGGCGAGCGTCGAATGCGGAATCCCGCGCTTCCCAGCTTCGTCCCGGAGGATGGCCAGATCCGATTCCGGCATCCGCATCTGTACTACAGGAGATGGCATGCGTACAGCCTAACACCTTACCTGTAATACAAGCAAGCGCCTACCACTGCCCCTTATCGTCAGCGGGGCAAGACGCCATTTTAACGATTTGCACGTTCGTCTGGTTGATCTGCTGGTTCAGCGTCCGCGCGTCCACATTCACGCTCATCCCCTCCACGAAGCCCATCATCCGGCCGATCTGGTATTCGAGCGCACTCATCTCCTTCAGCAAGGCATTGTCCTGCCGGAGCTCGGGAACCGCGGTCTTGCCGACCATCCGCATCTCGATCACCACGAAGCCGGTTGTGATCCCCGGCAGCTTGCGCAAGTTCGGCATCTCGCCCTGTTTGGCGCCTGTCAGCCGGCGGACCATCTCGTTGGCCGGATCCGAGTAGTTCGCGATCCTGTCGTCGCGGATCTGGCAGAGCGCCTTCCACCGGTTGTACTTCTCGCGGACCTGGCCGTCCTTGTGCGCGATCGCAATCTCGGTGTTCGTGATGTCCGCTTCACCCCGAAGGCGCCGCGCGACGTCCGTCTGGAGTTCTGCAATTCTGGCAACAATTGCAGTCTTTTGTTGCAATTTCCAGGCACTTGCATGGGCAGCGTTGGCGCTGAACCCGGCAGCTATGTATGATTCTGCTGGAGTTAGCCCTTTTGCAATCCCGTTGCAAAAAAGCTCGTGACGTTGCTTTTCAAGTACAGGCACGTCACCAGATTACCCTGGAGCGGTTTCTGGCGCATCGTCCATGCCGCATCCCTGACCGAAAATCAGTCCGTACTAACGCGATAGAAATACCGCGCGGTCACTGCCGCCCATGGCGCCGCGGCCTTGAATTCGGCCTTTGTGATCTGGCAAAGGATGTAGAACGGCTGGCTCTCGAACGTGTAGGTACGCCGGCCGTCCGAGACCTGAAACTCCACCAGATAGACCTCCTGGCGCGCGTATATCGCGGATCGTTTGCGGTTACGTGGCGAGCCCACCATCGACTGCAAGAGTTTCTGGTTGCTGGTGCATACCAGATACGGCATCCGGTTGAGGATCTCGATGGCCTTCTCGCGCGACATTTGCGGCGAGAGGGCTGTGGCTGCGGCGGCGCTCATGCGTTCAGGTTAGCCGAAGAACTTGTCCAGTGTTTCGCCATCGGACACCTCTTTCTTCGTTTTCGGCCGGCGTCGCACTTCCAGACCGATATCCGGCACTGCTTCGGCGAGCACGGCCCACGTATTGCCGACCTTGATGCCGCGGAGCTTTCCTTGTCGGAGAAGACGCTTTATCGACTCCGTGGTCTTGCCTACGTTCCGGGCCGCCACGGTGATGCTGACGTAGTCAGGCACTGATCCGCGCTCCACTGAATACCGCCACGCGCTTAGAGGCATTGCACAAAACAACAGTACATCACTATTTAGCGCCTTGCCGCAACAAAACATTCCAGGTTACACTCGGACTTGGACAACGAATCGAGAGGAGGGCCACCAACGTGCAGGATCAAAACCGCGATATGCAAATCCATCCTTCCGTCCAGCCGTCCACCCCGCGATACGTTGTTCGAGTGTCGCGGGTGTTGACGTGCGCCTCCGATCGCGGCACGGTGCAGATCCTGTCTCAGCCGTCGCCGACAGCTGAGCGCGAGCTCACCATCCAGCACGAGGACTTCGCTACCTGCCGGAAGTGCTTCGGTGAAGCGGGTCACCACCTCGACTCTTGCCCGGCGGTGCTGCAATGCCTGTGAAACCGGCCTGTACGACAGCCGAGCGGGTTTACGGGCCTTGCGCTTCCGGTGGCGGCGTCGAGGGCGCTCACTCCACCCCACCGGTCGCGCACGTTGTGGATGGGCACGCGTTCTGTCCTCAGTGCTGTCCGAACTGCGCCGCGCGGCCTTAAACCTGCCGCACCAGAATCGCTGAGTTCCTTCAAAGGGCCGGGAACCGGCCTTCGGGCGCTAACGTGGGCGTTGTAATGCCGTGCGTGGCCTGAGAAGCAAGATGATTTGCGTGTTCACTCCGTCATTTGTTGGCTTCGGACAAATACCGCCGAATAATGCGTCATCTGCTGTGCCCATCCGCAGTGGTAGCAGGTCCAGTTTGAGATCCGGTACCCGCGGAGCCCCGCCAGCTTCTCCATCTGGAACCGGCATACCTCGGCATACCGCCTATGCAGGTGATCGTTACCGAAGTGGTCCACGGCGCCTGTCTTTTGCAGCGATTTAGATTCCCAGCCTGATTTCCCGCAGAGATACTGCCGCAGCCCATCGGTAACCACCATGGCGAGGATCGGCGGAAAGGCCCGCGACGACGTGAAGAAGCCTTCGAGAAGAGGATTCGGATCACCCCATGGATCCACGTCGACGAAGTTGACCTGCAGGTGGGCCCCGGCGCCCTTTGCCACCGCGGCGACGCTGTCAGCCCGATAGACGGCCCAGCCCGGCCGCTGCTTTGCCAGCGCTTCGCACTTTTCCGGATCCTTCTCGATCACCACGCCGCTCTCCACGTCGCTGTAGCAGGCCTTCCAGATCTCTCCGAAGCCTCCGTTCGTCTCCATCACCACCGGACGCACCGGAAGCGCCCGGAGCGCGGCACGCCGCAGGTTCACTTTGAGCAGGATGGTCGCGTTGTCTTTTTTTGGCGCGGTCGGCATTACTGGAGGCTGATCCCGCCAACCTCGGCGTTCTTCGCTCGGATGTAGGCCTGGCAGATCTCCATCACCGCCGCCGCCCTGGTCGACTGCCCGGCCAACCTGATGGCTTCCTCGAACGCTGCCAGCGATTGCATGTACACCACCACATGCAGCATTTTATCCCGATCCGCGTTCCTCGAAGCATGCCCCGGGCCGGCGGCCGGGCCCCCAGCCGCGCCAGCGATCATCTCCCCGAGCTCCTCTGGGTCGAAGCCGGTTAACGACAAATCAAAGCCGATTTCACTCAGATCCGCCATTTCGCCGGCGAGCAGGCCGACGTCGAACTCTGCTTCGGAGTGGGATCGGTTTTCCATTATCCGAAGCCCACGGATCTTCTCCGGCGACAGCCCGCGCGCGACGTGCACCGGCACGGTCTTCAGCCCCAGCTTGATCGAAGCCAGCCTTCTGACGTGCCCGATGACTATAACCCCGCTTTCCTCGACAACGATCGGCTGCACGAACCCGTAGGCCTGAATGCTGGCGGCCACCTTGTCGATTGCCGATTGCGGTATCACCCGCGCATTTTTCTTGTACGGGCGTTAGACGTTCGATCTCCCAGATCTCGATGGACAGATCGGCGGATGGGGACGGCGGGCGCGCGGCTGACATTCGACTTCCAGTATGTCCTGGTGATCATAGACGGCGCAAACCTGGAGGGTTCCAAAGTCTTCCATTGGGCGGGTTTTCCAATGGCGCGATGGCGGGTTACCAAAGCAGGCCAGTTTCTACAAGCATAGGAGCCAATCCGTAGACGTACCGGCTCAAACCCACGCCAATTCACCTGTCGGACGGCTCCAAACCTATCAAAACAAAGGGTTTACTGGAGTCCAAAATAAGGCTCTCAAGTCACTCATTCTAAAGGGTTTAGAGATTTCCACAGTTTCGGCTAGTTTTCCACATTTCGGGCGGAATTGTGCACAGGAAATCCACAGTCAGCAGGCTGAAAATCGCTTCTAAGTAACTCAAAACAAAGCGTTTAACAAAACTTGTGGATAACTCAGAATTCTACAGCCAGGGCGGTTTTCATCCTCGGTTTCAGGGTATTCTATAAGAGTAGTAAGTAATACAAAACAAACGGGTTACGACACGCGGCGCGGCTTTTTTTGCGCGTCGGGACGGCCAGGACGGCGTCTAGTGACTCCTCGGCAATTTGATCTTTCACAATTCGACAACCAAAGCGAGACTAGGCGCATACGCGTCCTGTGGTCGCGGAAACCATTTCAACGGGTTTTAGATGTTGACGGGGAGAATATCTCACTAACCTATCGTCATAAGTCCTGGCAGTCTCCAGGCTGGCGAGCAGGGCCCTGGATTAGAGAACACCCAAACCAACAGAATCTCAGTCCCAAGACTTTGCGGACGTCCTGAGAGATTGTTTCCTGCCCTGGGAAGTGACCAACTGTAAAGAGCGTATTTGAGCCTAACAAGGGCGTATATAGGGTAGTTTCCCAAGCGGGAGATATCGGGCGGATTCTTCGTTCGGTCCTACAGACTATAGCCTGGCACGCGTCGCGCGGGTTTGTCGAGACAGATATTTGACAACTAAATAGAGCTCTGAAATCATGGACTTAGAACGTATGAGTGCTTTTTGTCGCGGTTTGACAGAATGACAAGGCGGCGACTCCATGAGGCGAGCAAACCTTCAAATCAGCGTATAGGCGAGAGCCTTTTGATTCCGACGAAATGATGTATCCCTCGCGGGTGTTTTCGGTTATGTTGCGAGCATTGAGAGACAGGAAAAGTTTACTCCCAATAGCCAATAGCCGGAGCCTTCATAGTTGCGTCAACAGTAATCAGCGCGAGATTTGACGGCCGGTTGAGAGCCGGTCGAAATGTTCCAGGGCGGACGCATAAGGCGAAAGGCATCGCAGCGTCCAAACTGGAAAATGATCCGAGAAATTGCTACCTCCCCGTGGTTCGGATCGTAAACGTCAGCCGCGCGGCTTGACGGCCAAATGCAAACCCTCCCGAAAGGCAAAATCCATGAAACGAAATATCGCAATAGCTATGCAAGCCCGTGCTGCCAAAATCATCCGCCTGAATCAGATGCGGCGCAATTCCCGTGTAATCTCCAAGCATTCGGTCGTGCCAGCGACCCACGGAAAAGCGTAGACGCGCCATGCGGGCCGGATGGCCGGTCCGCTTTCAAATGTCCATCAAAACACCAGCTTCCCCGCAGCGATGGACGGGCAACGGAGCGTAGACGTTCCGGCAATGGTGAACCTTCCCGAAAGTGAACAAACGAACATGAAAACGACTGACCTGCAGTTCAAGAATGAAACCTCAGACAAGACCTATACCGTCGCGATCGACGGCCTGGAGGTGCTCTACATCTTCGGCAAGCGCGAAGGAACGAAGACGACCATGTTCCAGATCGCGGATGACAAGGCGGAAGCCCGCCAGCTCCATGACGATTGCGTCAAAGGCCTGCTGAAGAAAGGCTACACGCTGGCGGCCGGTTCGGTGGCGCCGAAGACTCCGACCGATATCGCGGAGTTCCGGCGGGCCGCGGCTCTGAAAGCATGGGCGACCATGCGCGCCAACGGCATCAAGCCGGCGGAAGCGAAAGTGAAACGCTCGGAACCCATGACGGCGGAGGAACGCTCGGACGCAGCGAAGCGCGCCTGGATCACCATTCGGGCGAATCGCGAAGCGGCTGCCAAAGCGGTCAAGGCCGAGGCGCGCGCGGCGAAGAAGCTCGCGAAGGTCGCGGCGTAGACGTTTCGATCCTGTAGTGCCCGGGCGGTGAGTTTACCCGCCCGGTTTTCCAATGCCTGCAAAATCGCAGCCTTCCCGTGGCGCAGGTGATCTGTTACCAATGCGAAACCTTCCGAAAGTGAGATCCATCCATCCATGACCGCTTCAATGAAATCCCGCGCGGATCGCGCGACCATCGACCTGATTCGCATGTCGGCGAGCAAGCTCGTAGACGACACGAAAATTCATCTGGTGACACCGCTTCGCCCGCCCATGAAGCCGGCGACGGCCACCATCGGCGAATGCCTGGCGTTTGCCGGCCGCCTGGGGCAGTTCTCCAGCGTCACGATTCAGGCGGTGCGCTGACATGGCGATTTCCTCCTTCCGCTCCGAAAGCATTATCGAACTCCTGCAGTATGAGGGGATCAAGAACGAACGGGACTTCGCCAACTGGTGCGCGGAGCGCCGGCAAAAAGGCGAGTCCCGCTTCTCGACTCTGAAGCGGATCTTCGGCGAGGTCAACGCTCACCGGATCATGCGCGTGGTCGAGGTCGCAAGCTGGAAGCTCGTAGACGTTCGCAAGAAGCGCGCGGCGATCAAGCGTACTGCCAGAACCATAGCGGCCACGCGGCGCGACCTGAAGGGCATCCGGCGCCAACTGATTCCGGCCGATGAGCGGTTGGATCTCAACCTGGTCGATTACTACTACACCCGCGAAATGGGCGGAGCGTAGACGTCATGGCGATGCGTCCTTCGATCCGGCGGGAACTCAACAAAGCCCGCGAGCTGCTGCGCTTCATGCTGCGCGGCCAGCGCTGCTACTTCTGTCATGGCCCGCTCATCGAACCGGAGAAAGTGGTCCGGGACGGTGACGGGACGGCCGAACCGCTGGCCTTGGCGGTAACGATCCATCACAAATCGGGTGACCACTCAGATAACAGCGCGGGCAATACCGTGCTGAGTCACTTCTCATGCCACAAAAGCCACCATGCAAAGCACATGGTCCGGGCCGGTGGCAAGTTCCACAAGCAGGGCGCGGCTGTTCTCGTAGACGCGCCAAAACGGAGGAAAGCAGCATGACGAAACCATGGGAATGCCCGCTCTGCTTCTGCGAAGGGAAGCACGCCGATAGGTGTGAGGCTGGACACCTGACGAAACCTCCGGCCGCACCGACCGTTCACATGAACGGTACAGGCTGGAAGGATCTTTACAGTCAGATGGAGGATGCCGCACAGGCGCTCAGCGCAGCAATCGTTACGATGCGCGCAGCCTGCCCGAATGGCCGGGACTACTATGTACAGTCCCCCGGCGCCACGGAGATCGCGCAGAACGAACACTGGGAACGCATCCGTAAAATCATGGCCGTCAAAACTGAGCTCGAACTGGTATGGATGGCGATCTCGGATCAGGAACCGAAACGGAGGACAACGTAGACGCATGAACTTCACGCTCACCCTGAACCTGAATCCCGGCACCACGTATGCCGAAATCCAGCGGCAAGTGTTCATCGCAGCAAGCAAGCTGCCGGTGGATTCGAGCAAGCCGGGCGGCAAAGAAGAGATCCACTTCTTCTGGCCGGGCCGCGACGGAGCCGAAGACGTATCCGGCCAGTGGGTAATCGACAAGTGAAAACCCCGCGCATCATCTCTATTCGCCAGCCTTGGGCATGGGCGATAACCTCGGGCGATATCCCTGCGGACCTGCGGAAGGATTTGGAGAACCGCAACTGGAAAACGAACTACCGCGGGCCGCTTCTGGTCCATGCCAGCCTGAAACCGGATCGGCGTATCCCCGAAGTGGTATCGTTTCTCGAAATGGCAACGGGCCTTGAACTGCCGGCGCCCGCGGATCTCCCGCTCGGCGGCATCGTTGGGCGGACCAATCTCGTAGACGTTGTGAGCAAATCGAAGTCGCACTGGTTCTTTGGCCGGTACGGCTTCGTTCTGCGCGACTCGAAACCTCTGCCGTTCATCCCCTGCAAAGGGCAGCTCGGCATCTATTACCCCGACAGCGAACTGCTGGTCGCACTTCGCAAGAAAGGAATCATCCGATGACATCGCAAATGCCGGCGCTTCCAACCGATCTGCCGCTGTTCGCTGAGCCGGAATGTCCCTGCGGCTTCGCGCACGCCACACTGAAGCGCCTCATGCTGCGCGAGCGCCGCACGCTGGCCGAATGCCAGGCCAGTAACCATCCGGCAGCCGAAGACATGGCCGCTGGCGTAGACGCCCGCTGCGCGAAGCTGCAATGGCATCTGGACGGTGGCTGCGCATGAGCTACCCTGTCCATCCTGCGAGCTGACGGCCCCGCTGAGGACTGGCGGGATCGTTGGGCACGTTCTGGAGTGCTTCGGATGCGGGCGCAAGGTTTGCGTCCCGGTCGGCACGCCGGTATTCGATCTGGGAACGCAGCGGATCGTAGACGCTGCGCCTCCCGTCGAGCATACCGACTTCAGCTATCTCCGCTTCACCTGGCGGAAAGGCAAGGGCACTGTACGGCGCATGGTGTCCGGTAAAGATCGCGCCGCTCAACTCGATTACCTTCTGGAGGCTGCATGAACTCGTTACCGATCTGGCGCATCTTTAACTACCTCGCGAAAACATGGTACGACCTGCCGACCGCGCGGATGGATGAATTCGACGGCTGGTATCCTCCGGCCATAAGCGCCGTCTGGAGCATGGCCAACGCTCAGGAACTCGAAAGACGGGCAACCTCATGAACCGCGCCATCGTTCCCGAACCCATCCGCCAGGTGCTCGACTCGTTCCGCCACCTAGCAAGCAATCCGCCCCTGTATCGGGCCAGCGTAGACGCGCTCAACTTCGCCGTGATGGAGATCGCGGCCGAGGTCGGGCCGTGTCCATCGTGCGGCGCGGACAGCGGGGTGAAACCGAACCGCTTCCCGCTGAAGGTCGAATCCGAACGCGGCTCTGAATACTGCGCCGTGTGCGGTGAGCCGGCGCGGGAGTTTCCGGTTCCGGTCCCTGTCGGCATGCCTTCGGACTTTGACCCGGAAGACTACCGCATCCGCCACGCGGAAGCCCGCGCCTACTTCTGCGGACTCGGCGAATCCCCCATGGAGCGCGACCGCCGATGAACGCCATCGGCCGCGATTTCCTCGTCGCAATCGTCTTGATCGCCTTCGGTATCTGCATCCTCGCCAAAGGCAAACTGTAACCCGTCAACCGAAAGGACAAACGAAATGCTCGCACTTCTAATGTCGATCCTGCTTCCGCTGCTTCCGCCAATCGGGCCGCCCTCGCCGATCGATCCCGGTCACGGCTTGCACGCCATCGGGCCTGCGCGGCCATGCGTCAACTGTCGGCACCTGCGCTAACGGACATGGAAAGCCCAACACTGTCTGCCCGCGTGGTAGTCGTCACGCCCCTGCATCCGTACTGGGGCGAAACCTGCTACATCGTCCGAAGCCGTAAAAAACCGGACTGCTTTCTCTGCGAGGTCATCGGGCAACCGAAATGCCGCGCATGGTTCGCAGAGTACGACCTGATGGACGAACGCAATTACAACGATCTTGCCGACCGGCAATAAAAGGAGAACCATGCCATCCACCCTGAACATCGCAAATTACGCCGATGCGGGCTTTCCCGCAGTGGCAATCGCAACCGCCGACGAAGACAGATCCATCGCCCACTGTCTCTCGCAACTGAACAGGCCGAACGCCTGGCGCATCGCGGCGTCCGGCGGCCTGCTCGACGCCCGCACCGGCCGGGCCGTAGACGAAAAGGGCAACTACACCACGGCCCTGCTGAAAATGCGCACGCTGAAGCAGAACGAAGCCCCGCAGTGCGTCCTGTTCATGCTGGACTACCAGCATGTCATCCGCAACGCGGCGGCGTACCGGGCGCTCCGGGACACCATGACAACCTGCAAAGCGCTCGGGGCAATGATCGTGCTCGTGTCTCCGGCATGGCAACTGCCGGCGGAACTGGAACACGATATCCCGGTCGTGAACGACGCGCTGCCATCGCGGGAAGAACTGAACGCATCGCTCACGATCTGCGCAAACGGCGCGGGCGCAGTGGTCGATGACGCAACCCGCACGGCCATCCTCGACGCCGCTTCCGGCCTGACCCTGGGCGAAGCGGAAGGCGCGATCGCACTCAGCTTCAACGGCACCAGCTTCGATCCCGGACTGGTCACCGAAGAGAAGATGAAGCTGGTCCGGCAGTCCGGTTACCTCGAAGTCTCCGCACCGGCGAACATCGCGGACCTGGGCGGGCTCGGCGGGTTCCGCAGCTACATCGAACAGGAAGTCGTTCCCGTGCTGCATGAACCGGACCTGAGAGTTCGCGGCGTGTTGCTGGTCGGAATTCCTGGCACGGGAAAGTCGCTTGCGGCCCGCGTCATGTCGGCGATGCTCAACCGCCCTATTCTCCGATGCGATATCGGGTCTCTCCAGGGGTCTCTGGTCGGCGAATCTGAACGCAAAATGGCCGCGATGTTCAAGCTGGCCGAAGCCGTCGCACCTATCACGTTATGGTTTGACGAGCTTGAGAAGGCAGTCGGCGGCTATGCGTCATCGGCCAATACCGATGGCGGCGTGAAGCTCGGGATGGTCGGCATGCTGCTTACCTTCCTGCAAGAACACCGAAGCGACATTATCGTAGTCGCGACGGTCAACGACTACCAGAAACTCCCCGCCGAACTGACACGCGCAGGCCGCTTCGATGAACGGTTCTTCGTGAACCTGCCATCGTGGGCGGAGCGGGTCGAGATCGCCGCAGTCCATCTCCGCAAATACGGAATCGCTGGCGGGACATGCGCGGAGCGCGCGGCGGACCTCAGCTCTGAATGGACGGGCGCGGAGATCGAGCAATTGGTCCGCTCGGCTGCCCGGCGCACGCGGCGCGCCATCACACCGGAAGCTCTTGAAGCTTGCGCTCCAGACATTCGCCCGATCTCCAAAGTCCGAGGGCCGGAGATCGCAGCCCTTCGCGAATGGGGCACGGCGAACCTTCGCCTGGCAAACACGGTGGAAGCAACGCAGCCGGTAGCGTCGGGCCGGAAGATTGGTGCGCGCGTCGCAAAGGCAAGCTGATGATTTGCGACTTCTGTTCGGAACCTCAGCCTGCAATCGCCTTCGAATATCCCTGCCGGGACTTCGTAGCGCTGGACCCGGATGAAAACCATCTGGGCTTGGGGCTTGGAATGAATGGGTCGTGGCTGGCCTGTTCGTCCTGCTCGGAACTGATCGAGCGCGGCATGCTGTCCGAACTGGCAACCCGCCAGCTTGCCGCCCGCGATGACCTGCCCGAAGATCTCGACTTCCAATGCGAGATCATCGGCCTGCTGGTGCAAACCTTCATGCGGTTCCAGTCTCTTCGCATGGGACCGCGCCGCGAACTTCAACCCGCATAATCGAAACCGAAAGGAAACCTTCACCATGAGCACAATTAACGAACGGGCCATGCTCGTTACCCTGAACATCAGCATGTGGACTGCGGCGGTCGGAGATTCCGAAGCCGCGAAAGAAGCCATGCGCGCAATCGGCGCGGATGAGAAATTCGAATCGGGCTCCGAAACCGGACGCCTGACGAAGTTCCTCATCGATCCGAAAGCGCTCGCACCTGGCAATAAGCTGGCGGGCGCGGCGCGCAAACAGCACAAGAAACTGACGTCGCCGTACTCTGACGACAGCACGCGCATCATCGCAGGCGCGGGCTACCGGAAATACATGGACGGCATGGCGGAAGCCGAGCGGGACTTCTGGAACTGGTACCAGCACACGTTCAAGCCGGCGTACCCGGGACTGGTGGCCAAAGCGCGGACCACGCGCAAAGGCGACTTCCGGCTGAGCGAGTATCCCGATGCGCACCTGATCGATATCGACCGTGGGGAATGGCGGGACAGGACGCCATCGACCAAGCTCGATCGCAAGTTCGGATTCGCAGTCACCCCGGCGCCGGTCCCTGAAGCGAATCACTTCTCGAACCTGATCGGAGTCAGCGCGGCGGACATGGCTCTGATTCAGCAGTCGGCCATGAACGACGCCAACGCCCGCATCGAGCGCGCGGTGAACGACGTGTGGCAGCGGCTTCTGGTAGTGGTCGAAGCCATGGTGGAACGGCTCACCGTGTTCGGTACGCCGCTCGTAGACGAAAACGGACAGGAAACTGGCAAACGGGCTTTCTTCCTCGATACGCTCGTGACCAACATCACCGGGCTTCTCGATCTGGTCCCGATCCTGAACGTGACGGCGGATCCGGAGATCACGGCGACGGCGCGGGAGATCGAGCAGCGCCTGACGCAATACAGCCCGCAGGTGCTCAGGAGCTCGCCGCAGATCCGCACTGACGTACTCAGGTCGGCAACTCAGATCATGAGCTCTATCCGCGGCACTCGCCGGATCGTTGCGAGGGCGGCGTAATGGCGGCAATCGCAAAGGTGCGCAGCGGGGAACTGCGCACCGTGTACGACGATCGGTGGGCCGGCATCCTGTCGGCCATCGGCAAAGTCACCATCGAACGCGCGTCGGATGTCGAGTACGACCACGGCGCGGGTGAATGGGTCGCAACGCATCACGCCACGGGCGTAGTCATAGCGCGTGGCGCAAACCGCAGCGAAGTTATCGCCGCCGAAGTTCGGTGGCTCGAAGAGAGGATCTGAATGTCGCACACCGTCAAAATCGCAATCGAGTTTCAGAACCGCACGGCGCTTTCCGCAGCCGTAGAAGCCATCGGGGGCACCGTCAGGGGCGAGGGCACTCACTACCTGTTCGCTGGGCAGGAGCAAGGCTTCTGCTTCGAGCTGCCAGGCTGGCGCTACCCGCTGGTACTCCGCAGCGACAACACGCTGGCCTTCGATGACTATCACGGCTCCTGGGGCAACGTGAAGGACATCGACAAGCTGAAGGGCGCCTATGCCATCGAAGCCGCGCATCAGGCGGCATCGGAGCAAGGCTGGATCTCGGAGCGGCAGGCGGACGGCACTCTGCTGATCTATCACCCGTCCGGCGGGACGTTCACCGTAACGAACGAGGGCGTGATGGACGCAACCGGGTTTGTCGGGACCAGTTGCGACGTGGCCGCCGTCATCGAAGCTGCACTCGGTCCTGTGTCCGAACGGCAGAACAAAGCGGATTACTACGTGGAGTCGGTTCACATTCGAGAATAGAGCGCTTCCCCTTTCCGAAGGGGCCTGAATGGCTCTGGCTCTGGCTCTGGCTATGGCTATGGCGATGGCTAAAAACTTCCAGCCGGGGGATTCCCGGCATCCTAACGCGCTTCAGGCAACGGCAGAGGCCCGCGCCATTGACGAACTCGACCACGTACTTTCGCTGCGGTTGGCCGGTGGCAGCTACAAGGCCATCGCCGAAGCGACCGGCTGGAGCGTTGCGAAAGTCCGGAAGGTATGCAAACAGGAGGACTGTTAATGCCGAAATCGAAACCGAAGGGACGCCGAGTTACATCGCTCCAGCGTGCTCAGGACTTGCGGATGTTCCTCGCCGCGATTCAGGAAGCCGGTGACCGCTATGGCTTCCGCATCGAATCGGAGGACGTTGGCCGCAATCTGGCCATCTTCGACGAACGCGAGGAGCGGCCGGCAACCTGGCCCGTGGTGGCCTTCGCCGAAAGCATCGGCGCAAAGGTCAAAGGGCTGAACATGCAGTCCATCATGCCAACGACCATGGAGGAGTGAAAGCCCGATGGAAACGACTCTGTACTACAGGGACGAAGAGAACAATTCCGACAAGTTCTACCGTGCCCGTCTCGATTTGATAGCCGCGACCGTCACTTTCACTTGGGGGCGGCGCGGCACGGTCGGACAATCGAAAACGGAGACGTTCGGTGGGGCCGCATGGAGGGCGGAGGAAGCCTACCGTTCAAAGCTGGCAGAGAAGCGGGCGAAGGGCTACCAGGAAGACTACCGCGACGTTTCCGGTGCCCGGCGGTGCTGCATCACCGGCTGCACCGTAACGGCTGAATCTCCAAGCGCCTATTGCAGCCGTCATCGTTCCGCTGCCGGGATTTCTCCGCCCAATCCAGTACCTTTTCATCGCCCGACTGGATCCCCGCCGCCGTCATTCGATCCGCCTCAGGTCCGCTCCAATTACCGCGTTCCTGCTCGGCCACTGCAACGAACGGCAGTTCCTGAACCACCCACTCCCGAACCCGCGCCGATCATGCTGTTTGGCGGTCGGCGCATCATCAAAGCAAACAGGTCACTGCAAAAGAAAGAGGACACGAACCCATGACAACCACGACACCGATCAAATTCCTCCGCCTTGAAGCCTTCAGCGCTTCGGGAAGCAAGTTCTACTCCATCGAAATCAACGAAGACCCGGACTGGGTCGAGAAGACAGGCATCGCCACTCAGCGATTCACCGTGGACTTCAGCTACGGCGCAGTCGGCGGCTCGATCAAGAGCGGCACGAAGACTCCTAGGCCGGTCGCTCTCGACAAGGCCGAAGCCATCATGGACAAGCTGCGGATGGAGAAGCAGAACGGCGAGAGCCACTATCATTTCGTCGAAGAGCGCAACGCTGGAGTTCCGGCCTTCGCTCATCCCAGCCTCGACTGCCCGCCGGCCGCCGCATCGCGCTTCCCCGATTTGGCTGAACGCAAGTATGCCAACTACCAGATGAACAAAGCCGCGTTCGGTGCGATAGGGATTGACGCTCCGCCGAAACCGCTTCCGGCCTGCATCCCGCCGCGACTGCTCAACGACGTAGACCACGACGCCATCCTGAACCTGACCAAGCTCGATAACTGGTGGGTCCAGATCAAGCACGACGGAGACCGGGTGCAATTGCACTGGGACCACGAAACGCAGTCCATCGTCCTATACTCCGGCCGGTCGGCAAAGACCAGGGCATGCCCGGCGGCCATCGCGGAGGCCTGCGCTGGCATCACCGATGAATCCTTCGTCCTTGACGGCGAGCTCGTCGGCGAAACGCTCTGGGTCTTCGATCTCCTGAAGTCTCGCTCCAAGGTCCACACGTTCGACCTGATCGCGGCCGAGGCGTCGTACAAGGACCGCTACGCACTGCTCATCCGGTCACTGGCAAGCTGGTCCCGGCAATCTCCCCGCTTCGCTGCCGGTGCTATCCGGCTGGTGATCGCGGCGCAAACCTACGAAGAGAAGGCCGAACTAATCCTGAAGGCGAAAGAGGAGCACGCCGAAGGCGTCGTGTTCGTAAATAACCGGGCTCCATACCGCGCCGGGCGCCCGAACCGCGGCGGGGACAATCTCCGCTGGAAGTTCATCGCATCCGGCTCTTTCATCGTCCACTCGCACAACATGGACAAGGGGAAGATGTCGATCGACGTCGCGCTCTATGACGGCACCGTAATCGGCACCTGTTCTGTGATCGGCAAGGAGGTTCCTGCAATCGGTGCGATCTGCGAAATCGCCTACCTTTACTGCCTTGAAAAGCTGGTGCAGGCCCGGCTGAAAGGCGTCCGCACCGACGTTCCACGCATCGCCTGTAACCGCCGCCAGTTGAAGTTTCGGGACGGGATCGACCCGTCGAAAGGACGTGCGCGATGAAGATGCTCTTGAAGTGCGTCTGCAGCAACGAATTCAGCGATGGATACGACTACGCCGTCGTGGACCTCGACCCGGACCTGGCCAACCTGCTCCTGCAACGGATCGAGATGTTCCAGATGCTGACCGCTCACCCGGCGTTCTTTATCTCGTCGCCGGCTGCCGCCAATTCTCTGTATGAGATGCGCTTCCATGACTGCTCGGTCCAGTACCTCAACGATGAATGCACGATGACCGACGATGATTCGCCAACGGTCGATGATATCGATTTCGGCGAAAAGGAATTCACTCAACTGCCGGACGGCTTCGAGATCCGCGAGGACTGGCACGCCCGCTCCGAAGGTGACTACATGGTCATCCGCAATCAGGGTGTGACCGAACCACGCTTTGAAGTCTGCTGGGTCTGCCGCCCGAAACACACCTCGGACCATGTTGAGACGGCAGATCTCGACCTGGAAACCATCAAGATCGCAGCGAAAGGACAGAACCTGTGAAATTCCAACTGACCGTCAACATCGATTCGGACCCGCTCAACCACGTCAACGACGTGCTCGGGGCCATGCACGAGGTCTCCATGGATCTCGAAGACCTGCGCGGCGAACCTCTGCCGCCAACCGGCACGGTCAAGTATCCGCTCGGCAAGGACCGCGCCACATGGACGTTCCGGGCGCCGCTGGCCGCTGGGTCGTCCTTCCCGCTTGACCAGCAGGCCATCTTCACCGCCAACGCCATGGACAACATGGCGACCGCACTTCGCGAACATGCCAACGACTTGCGGGCTAGTTCTCCTGGTGAGCCGAACTTCACGGCGCGGGAAGCCTGTACGGTCCTCGCGGCACTGCGCTGCTTTCAGGAGATCGTTGCTGCGGCGAAGCCTGGCTTCAACAAAGACGTGATCTTCAATGCGTCGGCCGTCATCGCCATGGAGCACTTTGAAGACGCCGAACCTCTGACGCTCGACGAAATCGATTCGCTCTGCGAACGCATCAACGTGGAGTGGACAAGCCCGTTCGACCGCATCCGCCGATGCCTTAAATGCAATGAGACCTACCTGCTGCCGACCGATGGCGATCCTCACCGATGCCCGAAAGAGGACGCCGATGCCACGGTATAGACTCCTCTGGGAGATCGACATCGAAGCTGGCACGCCGGAGCAAGCTGCTCGCCAGGCTCTGGCCATACAGCGCGATCCGCAATCGACGGCCACGGCGTTCACGGTCCGCATGGTCGGGCCTTGCCCAAGCTGCCATGCCATGGCTGTTCACAAAGCTAAATGCAACACGCTGGCGAAGCTGTTCGGCTCGGGAACCGATAACGAACTGGAGCTTGCACCATCGATTCCTGTGGAGGTTGCCGATGCCAAAGCGTGACCACACCCCGCACATCAACGGAGACCGAGCCCGCTGCGCCTGCACAAAGTGGCAAGGGCTGTTCCGCGGGCCGGATGAAGCTGCTGGCGTTTTCACCCTGCGCGCGTCCGATGCTCACCGGGAGCACGTCGAGCGCGCCCGCCAGATGGTCGAGCAAACGGAACTATTCGGCCAGCAACCGGACCTGTTCGGCCAGGAGGCTGCATGAAAATGACACGTCGAAACCAGGCCCGGTTCGTCCGGGAGCTATGCGACAGTATTCGCCATAGCGTCATCGAACTGATCGGATCCGGCGCGATTCCCGACACATGGAATGGCGCTGAACTTCGGGTTCTGCTCGCCGGTAAGTTCGCGGAATCGGCCAGTATGGTTCCCGATCTGCTCGACAAGCGCACTGCGCGCCGCCGGCAGTTCGACAACGATGTTCTCACGAGGAACCTATGACGGACCTGCAACCCGAAGCGATTCGTGGTGGCACAACACCGGAAGACCTGCTCGTGCAGGCCTGCGCTGCCCAGCACTACTTCTGGGATCTGCTCGGGGCACTCGAAGACGCCTTGGGCGGAATTGAGATTTCTGCCGATCAGGATCTCGACAACGTGACCATCGAAAGCCTTATCGCAGCGGCGGACGATGACGAAGAGGATGACGAACCTGCCGAAGAGTTCTGCGAGTGCGGACGTGCTCCGGCAGACTGCACCTATACTCTCGACAACCTGGTCCATGGAGACAGAACGGAATGACGCCCCGCGAGGCTCTCCATGCGGCACTGAAGCGCGGCGGCAATGCCGACATCCTGGCTGCTGCCGCATACCACCTCGCAGTGGTCGACAAGCCCGGATTCGCAGAGCACGCCCGCAGCGTAGTTGGTTCCTCGGCCGCACAGTGGACGTTCGGCCTGTTCGTTCTGAAAGAAGAGGAGACAAATGCAACAGCAGCTTGTTGACAAGTACGCTCCGCGCCGTATCGGAGACTTCGTTGGGCTTGCAGCGCCGAAGGCGATGTTCTCGCGTCTGGTGGCCGATCCATACCAGTCATCCTGGTTGAGCCTGGGAAATCCTGGGGTCGGCAAAACGGCCATGTCATTCGCGGCGGCGCACGCGATGAAAGCGGCCATCCACCACGTCCCCGCCCGCCAGTGCGATCTCGAAGAGGTGGACCGCATCTGCCGGATGTGCGCGGGCTATCCCATGATCGGCGAACGCTGGGTCGTAATTATCGACGAAGCGGACGTGATCACCGGGCCGGCGCAACTCGCCCTGCTCTCCGTCCTCGACGGCACGGCTGGCCTGAAGGACGTCGTCTTTCTCATGACTGCCAACTCGACGAAGCTCCTCCATGACCGCTTCCTTAGCCGAGTGCGGACACTCCACTTCAACGCGCCGTCAGACGATGAGGTCGCGGAGTTCCTTCAGCGGGTCTTCAAGGCGGAACGCGGCAAGGGCAGACCGGACTTCACCGCGATCGCCGCGGCCGCCCGGGGGAATGTCCGATCAGCGTTAATGACACTCGAAACTGAGCTTCTGGTTCCGGGCTCTTTCGTCCCACTTCCACCCGCACCTATCCCGATGGTTTCCGCGACTACATCCGCCGCCGGATCATCCAATAACCATGCGCAACCCAGTGAAATCACAGAGTTACAGCAGCGGCGCTCAGACGCAGCCAAAAGAGCATGGGCGAGCAGTCCGAAGCTGCAAGCGTTAAGAAAGCGAGCGTAAAATCCAGAAATTCCCCGCCGAAATTGATACAATGGCCCAATACACAATGAGGGTCATAAAACGCAACGAAGAATTTGTATACCAGGCCGTCATCAACGGAGACCTGGAGATCCGCGAAGACGGGACGATTTGGAGACTGAGAAAACGCAGCGGGCAGAAAACCGGCGGCGCTGTCAGTTATCCATGTAAGCCTGTACGTGCGGAAAGACCATTCGGGCCATACCTCCAGGTGCGCGCCATGATCGACGGCAAGCGCCTAAGCGCACTCGCTCACAGACTGGTTTACAAGCATTTCAAAGGACCGATACCTGAAGGCCTCACAATCAACCATGAGGACGGAAAGAAGCGCAATAACAGGCCGGATAACTTAGAAAAGGCAACAGATTCAGAGCAACAGATTCACGCCACTAGGGTATTAAAAGTAAGCCACGCCGCTCACCAAGACGGTCCTCAAAATTACATGTGCAAACTCACAACTGCACAAGTGGAAGAAATCAAACGCCGCCGCCTTGGCGGAGAAAAACTTAACTCTATTGCTGCGGACTTCGATGTCCGCTTCCAGCAAATCTCAAGAATCGCGCGCGGAGACAGGCGCGCTAAAGCATAAACAGGAGAACATCATTGCCGAACAAAACAATCATCGCGTGGGCCTCGTATACCGTGAATCCATCTCACGGATGTTCAAAGCCTGCCGCCGCTCCACTCGAAGCTATCCTCGATCTTAACGCCTTCGATACGACCCTCAAAGACCGCCTTTATCCGCACGGCATTCCGCTCAAATGGGGCAAGCCGGACACCAGCCTCGAATGTAGTAGATGTTATGCAGAATTACTCAGCAACCGCCGCGGCTGGACTCCGAAGCCATGGCTCGAAGCGAACGCCGAAGAGAACCTGACGCTCCGGCCTGAACGCTTTCGGGAGTTCACCAAGGTAAAGGTGAAGGACGTCACGCTTCCACCATCGCAACGCGAGCGCTTCTTCGTGTGCAGCATGTCCGACGTGTTCCATAAACTCATCCCGGACGAACACATCCACCGCATGCTCGACGCCATGGCTGCCACACCGCACATCTACCAGGTGCTGACGAAGCGCCCTGAACGCGCCTACAACTTTCCGCACTCTTGGCCGGCAAACATCTGGCTCGGCACCACCTGCGGGCACCCGATCACGAAATGGCGTCTCGAATACCTTCGCCGCTCACTGGCGAAGACCCGCTTCGTGAGCATGGAGCCGCTTCTCGATTCCATGCTGCCTCTCGACCTTACCGGAATCGACCAACTCATCATCGGCGGAGAATCCGGTGCCGGCTACCGCAAAATGGAAATGTCCTGGGCCCGCGAGATGCGCGATCTGTGCGCGGAGACTAAGACTGCGTACTTCTATAAACAGGACGCGGCCTTCGTTACGGAGCGCCGATGCTACCTCATGGAAACGGACGGGCGATGCCTCCAGTACCGGCAGTTCCCCGGCGAGCTCACCGCTCCGGTAGAAGTTCAGCCAGACAATGCTGCCTACCATCGCACTCTGTTTCCGAACTGGAGACCAGGCGCCGCGCCCGCCGCGCAGCCGGCGGATCTCTTCCCGGTGCTGCCATGAACCGGGCCGAGCATCTTCAATGGGCGAAAGACCGCGCCCTTGCCTACCTCCCGCACGATCCGGCCAACGCCTGGGCGTCATTCGCTTCCGACATCGAACCGGACGAACCATGAACGACGAAAGCGAAGTCTTCACCGAGCAACTGCAGGCCGCCCGGATCGCGCAGATGGCGGACTGGGTCCATGTTCTGCCGCGCGTCCCTGCCAGCGTCACAGGAATCGAAATGCTGGTCACCTACGATGACGCCGGGCAGATCAAAGTCAGCGTCGGCTTGGACCGGCGGGACGAATACCTGCACGCTGGCCTGCAAGACGAACCGGCGCCGCCGAAACCGCGAACGTACTGGATCGCCTCAGCGACCATGCTGGGCGCTGTCGTTCTCGGCACCGTTATCGGATTCTGGCTGGAACAGGTTTTGTAACATGGCCAAATCCGTCCATCCACCCGCTCCGCTCACCAGCCTGGCAAAACTCATTGAGTCCGTCAGCTACCGGCGGCACAACCATGAAGTGTTTTCGGACTTCGTTGAGATGTCCGCGATCGCCATCAGCAATGCCGTGGACCTCGGCCAGCGCGAGAAGCGCGAAGCCGACTACATGCGCATCGTCAAGAAGTACGAACCGCAGGAGATCGAGAAGTTTCCGGAGATGCTGGCCTCTCTGGTCACTGCGCTCGACGTTCACGAGGACGGCCTGTCGGACGTGCTCGGCAAGACCTATCACGATCTGGAGCTTCACAACAAATGGGTCGGGCAATACTTCACCCCGTTAGAGATCTGCCGCATGATAGCGAAGATGACCATCGGCGACAACGGGCCCACGCTTCCCGAATGCGGTTACCTGACCGTCATGGAGCCAGCGGCGGGCAGCGGCGCCATGGTCCTTGCCTTCGCAGCGGAGATGAAGGCGGCGGGCCTCAACTACCAGACCCAGCTTCACGTCACCGCCGTCGACGTCGATCTGAAGTGCTGCGCAATGACCTATATTCAACTCTCTCTATTGCATATCCCGGCCGTGATCGTCCACGGCAATTCGCTCAGCCTGGAAGAATGGAGTCGGTGGTACACGCCGGCTCACATCCTCAATCGGTGGGATTATAAGCTCCGCCGTAAGCGCGAGACTGACCCTCTAGCTACACTCCTGCCGAACGATGAAGGCATTGCGCCGAAATCGTTCAGCCTGCAGGAGGAACCGACAATCACGCTTCCCGTGGCTGACAAGCGCGGGCAGTTCTCACTGTTTTGAAAGGACCACCATGAAACGCCTCGCCGTTCTCTTCTTCTGGCCGTCGCGCTGCTGCTGGCCGCCCCGCGCTATCGCCACACCTACCCGCGCAGCCGCGCTGTCACCCGCGAGTTCCAGCGTCTGAATCCGTGCCCGTCAACAGGCAAGAGGTACGGCGCATGCCCGGGCTATGTGAAAGACCACGTTCGCGCCCTGTGCAAAGGCGGATCCGATGCACCATGGCAAATGCAGTGGCAGTCAGTCGAACAAGCCAAGATTAAGGACCGCTGGGAGCGGAGCATTTGCCGCCGATGAACGCCTGAGCGGTGGTCGCGATTGAACATTGGCAATTGACTGTTCGAGCGTGTAACCGCGCCGCCGATAATATCCGTGAAGCCGAAAGTAACCTAGATGGAGTCGATTGGCTAATTGCTTTAGCGTCATCGTCTCGCCGAGATAAGTGACAATCACGTTTTTGGAAGTGTTCTGCCCTTGCTCTTCCCTTGTTGCCCAGCGGACGTTTCCCGGCTCGTAATTGCCGTCTTTGTTTGGCCATCGATCTAGCGAATGTAGCGGCGTTGGCCGCTGGCCGACATAGGACAAGAAGGCCGTAAAGTTTTCCACCCATTCCTGACACATCGTTATTCCGCGTCCGCCGTAACGGTGATACTCGTTGTGCTTAGGATAGAAGCAGCGCTGTTTCGCCCCTGCCCAAGATTGATATTCCAATTGGTGCGTGTTCTTGATTGCATTCGGCCTCAAGGCCCCGCACGGTTGGCATGATCTGCTCTTCCCTGAGCGCAAATCGTTCGTGCCTACCTCCTTAACGGTTCCGCATTCGCACCTGCACAGCCATCGCACCCTCTTCTTCTGCGCTGTCCTCTCGATAACGAACCACTTCCCGAACGTCTGCCCTGTTACGTCAATAAAGTTGTCTCTGCCCATAGGAATGAGTATATACTAACCATACCGCATATATGCGAACAAAATTACTTATCTCTCTCGAAAAAGAACTCCTGGACCGGATCGAAGAGCACCGGTACAAAAACCGCATACCCAGCCGCGCTGAGGCGATGCGCTCGCTCATGGTGACAGCCCTCGACAAGGCTGCGCCGCCTCCAACAAAAAGGAAGGTCCGCAAATGAAACGATCAGACCGCCGCTTTTATTACGAGACCCCGCAGCACCTCACAGATGCCGCGCTGTCCATCTGCGTAGAACTCGACCGGGAGTATCCGTACCTGGCCGAGTTCCACCTCGAAAACGACGGCACTTACCGGCTGTTCAGCCTGCACACCGTCAGCCGTTCAATCGCCAACACCGGCAAGGAGTATGTTGGCAAAACCGGCTGGGACGTGGCATGGATCGAGCGCGACGGAACCTACGCCTACCATCAGTCGAGCGGCGGCGGCGGGCTGCGTCACAAGGTCAGCGGGATCTACTGGCGGCATCCGGACATGCCGCACATGGTCCGCGAAGAGACGGCGACGTATTGCGATAAGGCTTTCAGGAAGCGCAACAAGACCCGGCGTTTGCGGCGGATTCCGGATGACCTGCTGCGAGACCATTACGGGAGAGGCAAGTACGACTGCCTCATGGAAATGCTGGAAAGCACTGCCATCGACAGCGACGTGTATTATTGCGCGATCTGCGAACAGGACCTGCCGGATCGGCCGGAATCTCTCTGCCAGCATGTCTGGTGGTGCGACGAAACCGGTGCGCTTCGCGGGCCCGGCTCTGACGAATACACGGAACCATGCGAGGACGAAGACTGCTACGATTGCTCGCGCGCAAAGGAACGGGCGGCATGAGGAAGACTCCGCAAGCGCGCCGCTACAAATGCCGCAACGCTGGGTGCTCAAACCACTACGATGACATCATCGGCGGCGATACCGCATTCGGCAATCACAAGGCCGGCGCCGTCTGCATCCCGTGCCTGTACGCGGACCAGATGGTCAGCCACGGCCAGACCATCGAACAGGTCGAAGCCGTCCCTCTCCTGATGGCGCAATTCTCCGGGCTGTTGGCGAGGACAGGCTGGACGTGGGAGCATGTCAAAGAGTCCCACAAGCGAATGGCTGGAGCCGTCCAATGAGCGCCGACCGTGTACCCGTCCCGATATTCTATGGCGACATCGGGAACGGCAAGATCAATCTCGGTGATGATCGCGCCTTTTTTTCAAACCTCCTGAAAGCCCTTGAAGGCAAAGAGATCGCCATCGCAATGTGGGAACGGTTCGACCCCGAAGATATCCTGCAACTCAGGGGATATTTTCATGGGTATGTTCTCCCCGCTATTGCCCTGGCCAGCGGGGAAAATAAAATCACGCCAGAGGTTTTGGATCGGGTGAAACGCGGGCTGAAAATTCTCTTCCTCACTGACCCGGCGACAGGCAAAGTCCCGAGCACGGAGAGCCTCAAGAAGGGCCAGTATTGGCAGTTCATTGAGAACTGTCGGCAGTACTCAGCTGAGACCCTGTGCCACTACATCGACGACCCGGACAGGGCGCGGCTCCAGCGTGCGGTCAACAGGCGGACGCCACCGGAGGTCGCATCGTGAAGGACTGCACGCCTCACGCCGACCCAATGGAGCTTTGGCGCAAAGGCGTTCCCTTGCGCGAGATTCCGATCTGCATCACCACGCCGATCTGCCAGCGGTGCCAGCGTTGCATCGTTCATTGCCTTTGTCCGCCGCCTGCCGAACGCGCGACCACTGACGAATGGAAGCGCAACGGCAGAGGCAATCTGGTGCTCAAGTCATGAAGGCCGTGGTCACGAAGCGCGGGCGAGGACAGCGCGGCGGCTGCACGAAGCTCGACGACCCGAGCAGGATGCCGTGGCCGGCGGATTACTTCGAGACCCGGCCACCATCCTGCGGCAGCTCCCTCGACGGATTGGGACCGCCGCCGGAACCGATTCCCCAGCGCAGACCACGAACACGGAAAGGACGATCTCTCAATGGCGATGAGCCCATGCAAATGCGGTAAGAACCGATGGGAATACCGGCTCGACGAAACCGACTACCGAATCCACGCGACATGCAAAGCATGCAAACGAGTGGTTTCATTCCTCAGCAAGAAGGGCAAGAAACTCGCCTCCGGCTGGGTTCCGCCGCCGCTGACCAAAGGCGTTCACGCCCACGACTACAAAGCAATCGAACACGGCCCGGGCCCGGACGCTACCGGTGACGAGCTCTGGCCACCATGGATTCCGTTCAGCGATCGCGTTGGAGTTCCTGCTCAATGACAGGCCGGACACTACGCGATCATCTGAATCTGGTTCCTGACTCATGGCTCGATCTTGAGGTGGAACTGTCGGTCGCCTCAGTGGAACGCCCGCTGCAGCACGTCCAGCTTCACGAAGAGTTCGACGAAAGCCAACCATTCGGCACCGTCATTTCGACGCGCCGGGTGCTTCAGCTTACGGACGTTTGACCAGCGGTATAACCTGGCTGGCCAACAGATACGGCGCGTTCTCGTCGAACCCATGCGCCCGCATCCACGCGACCCGCTGCCCGACTTCGAAGGTTACGACAAGGTAGTAGTTGCCATCGAGCGCTGCCGAACTGCGGTCCTTTGCGACTGCTTCGGAACTCCGCTCTGAACGGGCTCGCCGTTGCGATCTCCTGCAACTGGTCAATGACCGGCTGCGCGGCGGCCTGTTCCTGCGCGAAGATCCCCGCGATCTCCGGCAACCGGCCAAACTCGATCTCCATGTCGATCCGCGTCATCCCCGCCTCGGCCAAGTCCAGCGACCCATCGGCAATCATGGCGAGGAACGGGTCTTTATCGAACTGGCCTTGTGACTGACGATTGTTGAGCTGGACGTTCATCTCCCGCTCGGTCTTCTCGTCGACGTCGATCGCCATGACCCCGACGATGTAGGACTGGCTCCCTTCGAGCTCATCGAGGATCGACAATCTCTGATGACCGCCTACGACTAGGCCGCTGCGCCTGTTCCATGTGATCGGCGTGACGCAGCCAACCGTCTCCAGCTTCTTCTTGAGCAAGCCACGCGCGTATGAGCTGATGCGGCGCGGGTTCCACGGGGCTCCTTGAATTTGATCCCTGCGGATTTCCATATAGACGCCGCTCTGGTGCTCGGTGCGCGACAGGACGACTTCCGGCTTGGGCGGCTTCGGCGCTTTGACATTGCGCTCCTTGCGCGAAGCATTCGGGTTTGGTGGCGCCTTCTCGCGCTTCTCCCGTACTTTCTTCTCGGCCCGCTCCGGCCTGACGTTCGGATTTCGTTCAGCCACCAAAGAACTCCTTGCTCGACCAGAAACGGCCGCCCGGATCCAGCCCGACAGATTCCAGCCAGGCGTTTCGCTCGGCAGTAGAAGGCCACACCACCATCAGCGCGTCCGTCTCTTCTTTCGGCGGTGCTGCGGTATGCGTGGCCTGCTTCTCGCTGTGGATGGCCACCACGGCTTCGACAGGCGCCAGCGGCCCGGCACCCGCCGCCGGCAACGTCGCGCCCGGGAACATCGCCGCCAGATCCTCCTCGCCCATGCCGACTTCTTCGAGGTCTAGCCCTTCGGCCACCATCTGCAGCAGCGCTTCGCTGAAGTTGCCCTGCGCTGCCGCGTTGTTCATGAAGACGTTGAGCGCCCGCTCCTGCTTCTCTGACAGCCGGACCACGGCGACACCGACCAGGTAGTCGTTCTTCAGCGGGAGGTCTTCAAAGGGCGGTTCGTAGTGGTTGAGATCGTCCAGGATGCTCAGACGCAAATGACCCGAGACCAGTACCCCGCTCCGCTCATTCCAGCAAAGGGTCTCGACAAGCCCGTTCTTCTCGATCTGCTTCTTCAGCAGCCGCCGGGACTTCTCTGTGACCAAGCGCGGATTGTATGCTGCGGTGCGGATCGTGGAGCGCTGGATCTCCCTGTAGGAGAACGTCTGGTGTTTGCTTTTTGCTGACCCGCTTGGGGCGCTCGGGGCGGTTTCGTTTGGCAAGCTCTCGCTCAATTTCTTTTTGTCTCTGTAATTCCAGTGCTCGATCTGCCTGTGCTGCGGCGCCCGGAAAGACTTGTAGCACCCGGTCGTAGTCCGAAGGCCAGTTCTCCCTCAAGTAGAGCATACTGCTCGGGAGCACGTTCACGCCAACGCTGCGGCCGTAAGACAGGTTCGGGATGATGATGCCGGACCGTGACAGGTAGGCTTTTACGTCCTTCTCGGACCAGTCCTTGATCGGAGCGAAGCGCTTTTCTTTCGCGTTGATGCCGTCGACATACATCGAGAGGATGCCGCGGCGCTCCAGTGAATCGCGGGACTTATAGCCGTATCCGATCCACTCGCAGCCGGACTCGCGCTTCGCCATGGCTTCGACTTCTTTAACAGAGACGGCGGGGACGTCGACCGGCGATCGGAAGATGCCGTTGCGGAGGTAGTTAGAGGTATTCCAGTGCTGATACTGGCGGACTTTGACGTGGAAAGTGTCGGCGGCGTACTCACACCAGAACCGGGAGAAGTCCAGGCCAGGTATGAAAAACATGTACATGCAGGAAAACCTGCGGCCAGCATCTTTGAGTATCTGGCAACAGGCCAAACTGTCCTTCCCGCCGCTGTAGCTGATCAAAAGCTCATCGGCGGCAGGAAGGATACTCGGCATGCTTGAAGTTTACTACTCGTGGGAGCCGGCGGTCGCAGCCTTTGCGGCGGAAGCCAGACGGCTCGCAGCCCGGAGACGCGCAGGGCTATAACGCCCACCACCAGCAGCGGCGGCACGCCGGACACCGGCACCAGCCTGTTTCGTAGCAGCCCGGCCAGCGGCTCGTCCGCGGGCGGCAGCACTTACTTTTTTAGCCATAAGTCGATAGTTCCTTTCAGGAATGAGATGTGGACGGATGGCCGAAACTGGTTTCAGCATAGCAAACATTATGGTCCCGCGAAATCAAATCGTTCGCGACCCTGATTCTATTGGTGATTTAATAGTCCGGATCGTCAGGAGTCAGCAGACCGCGAGAGGGAAGCTTCGCTGGAACGATCTTCGCTGGCGGTGCGATCGGCGGCGCTTCGGACGGTTCCTCGGCGGCGAACAGGCCTTCCTGGACTGCTTCCTCGTCGAACGTGGCGATCGTGATCTCCACCCTGGGCCGCGCGGAGTCCTTCAGAAGCCGGCTGCCGTCCGTGGATTTGATCTGTGAATCGTCCAGGATGATGCCCATACCTTCTCGGCTCTGCCTCCCTTGGTGGAGCGGCCGTCGACACTCCGAGCACTTCACCCCGGCGACCGTTGGTGAGAGCGTCTTCTTTTTGCATACCGCGCAGGGGAAGGCGTACATCGGTGCCTGCAGTCCGTCTGCGATCGCGTCGTAATACCCGAACAAATCGCCCACTGCGGCCTTCCTGAAGATCAACATCTTGACCGAAACAGGGACATCGATCGGCAGCTTTACGCCAGCCTTCTGCAAGGCAAATCGGATCGCAGGAGCCTGAAGGATTGCTTCGTCCAGCCACTTCTTGAAAGCGTCAGACGGCAACAGCTTATTGAATCCGCTGGCCCGGCCAACCTCTTGACCGCATTCCGAGCACTTCCGGTATTCCTCGGTGCGCTTGCCCGGAATATGCACAATGTTCGGACTGTTTTTTTTGGTCCGTGGAATTCCTTCGACAACCAGACGGCAAATCTCGCTCATGAAGCCTCGGTAACGCAAGCGGTCGCTTCAGTTCCGTTCTCTTCATTTTCCTGGTGCTGCCAGAACTGTGCTAGCGCGGCCTGTTTCCGTAGCTCCGTAAGCTCGGCGAGAAGATCGTTTATTTCTTCCGTGTTCGAGTGTGAGCCTTGAATGTGGCCAAACAGCCACGAAAGAAAGCACGCGACCAGCCACGCGATACCAACGATTACTTGCACGCGCGCTCCACGGCTACGATGCGGGTCTGGCACATGCCGAGATCGATAGCGTGACGGATCAGCCGGTGCTTCATGGCGTAGATTGCCGCGTTGCAGTCGGTCATGTTCCGCCGCTGGTCGTGACTGACCCGGGCGAAGCTGTTCAGCTTGGCGACCGCCGGAAGTGCTTCGAGGATCTGACGCTCGGTCACAGTTTGAGTTTCTCCTTTGAGTGCTTCGGGCAGACATCCGTATCCGGTTCCGTGTGCACCGCGCAGCCACCACATAGCGGCTTGTCGCATGTCTTCCCGCCGCCCATTGGGAAGTCGCACAGCTTGTCACCGGGCTTGCCACAGACCGAGCACGGCTTACTCCGACTACGACCGCCGCAGACGATTGCAAACTTCCCGTTGGCAAAGCCAACCGTTCGGCACGGCATCAGATCTCCTCGCTGGCTTTCTCAGCCTTAAGCAAATCGATGGCCCGCGAAGCCTCCGCGACCGTCAGTTCGTCGGCATAGGACTTTCCGGGGAACCGAAGCTGAATCCAGCCGCGCCGCTGCGCACTGGTGTCGTAACCGCAATCAACGAAGAGGATGGCCAGGAACTCGGCCTGTGTCATCTTGCTCAAAGCTCTACGACCTCCGTTCTCCTGTCCTGCGCGGCGATCGTCAGGCTGGCGTTCGACCCGCGCCGCAACAGCGCTTCCTGTGCCCGCTCCCGAACTGCCGCCGGATCGTTGCAAGTTCGACTCAAATGGGCCAACATGACGTGGCGCACAGCCCGCCCCAGGTCACCGCGGAGGTACTCTTCGGTGTCGCCGTTCGACAGATGCCCGAGCTCGCCAGAGACCCGCAGCTTGACGTTGTGCGGGTGCGGTCCGGCCATCAGCATCGCCAGATCGTGATTGGACTCGATCATCAGTGCGTCGATACTGCGGAAGGTCCAGCGGAGCGCGTCCGGGATGTACCCGAGGTCTGTCGCTACCCCGATCTTCGCGTGGTTCGATTCGACGATGAAGCCCACGGCGTCAACGCAGTCGTGCGGAACACTCCATGGCTGGATCCGCAGATCGCCAACCTCGAACGCCTTACCCGCCTCGAAGTACCGCACCGGCGGCCGCTCCAGATCGCCCCACTTGATGAGCGCATTGGTCGCCTCGGTCACATACACCGGAAGCGCCACGCCTCTGCTGATGCAGTGCCGGACAGCCCGCACTACTCCTGAGACATGATCGGTGTGCGCGTGCGACAGAACGATCCCGGACAGGCCTTCAATGGTCTCGCCGATCTCGCGGAGTCGCGCTGCCAGCGTCTTCATGGGTAGGCCGTTGTCTATGAGGATCTTCGTGGTGCCGCTCGACAAGAACGTCGCGTTGCCGGCCGACCCGCTCGCGAGAGAACATAGTCTCACAAGGCCGCCGCCTTCGATGTATGGAATGGCGGGTTGGGTATTTCCTCAACCGTGCAGCGGAAGAACCGGCAAAGCTCTGACTCCAGTTCCGCGGTGTCGTTGGTCGCAGCAATCCAGCCACGCGCCTGCATGTCCCTGATCGGGTACTCGAAGAGCAACCTGTCCGGTAGCTGCCGCTTGCAGGGCTGCGCGAGACAGAAGTGGGTACCTTCAGCCATTTCCGTTCTCTCCGTACATGTCCGCCCGCATCTCTGCGGCGGCTTTCTGGATCTCTTCCTTCGTGTCTTCCTTTAATCGTTCTGCAGGCGGCATGTAATCGTTGTACGCTTTGCGGAACGCCGGGTCGCAGAACTGAAGTACCAGCTTGCAGTCTCGAATAAACTGCTGCTTCCCTGCTTCGTCGAGAGAGGCGAAGTAGCTCATGGACCGCTCGTACTCGGTCGGATCGGCCTTACGGCGCCGCCCGGCGTCAATACGCTTCTTGCGGACCTTCCGGGGCTTTACTGTGCCGGTAGCTTCGAGGAGCGGGTGTGGTTGAGTTTCAGTGTCGGTCATTTTGTGTCAAACCTCGTCTGACAGCGCGGGCATTTCATGGACCCGCCTGGTTTCCGCGTCTTCCAAACGTGCTTGCAGGACGGTGACGGACAGGTGGCTATCTCGGCCTGTCCCATCTGCTTTAACTTGGGCTTCATGCTTTGACTAGACTACGGTAGAGTGGTCAACTTGTCAAGCGCCGCGAAGCAACTCGAACAGAGCGAAGTGCGCCGCCGCTTCCTTCTCTCGTGAGAAGCCGTAGCGTTTCTCAAAGTCTGGCCAGCCAATCGAATGCTGCTGTTCATGATGAAACCTGCACAAAGGGACCGCCCCGCTATCTGTGCCCTTCAAGCCCTTCCCCGCGCTCGGACCATGGGCGGGGTCAATCGGGTAGCTATGGTACTCGCCTTCGCCCGACACGAGACATTCCCGCTCCTTCAGCCAATCGAGATACGGACGGCACCTGAAGACGGTGGTTCGCCGCGGCTTCGCGCGCTTCGCCCGTATCGGCTTCGTCGCCTTTGGCATCGGAGTGCGCCGGAGTGGACCGCCGCGCTTCACCGGATAGACTCCAGGTGTCCACGTCCAGCTTGCGTGATGCGCCATCCCCAACTACTGCTGCCGGACGTCCACTCCACGTAACCGCTACCTGCAAGACGCCTGAGTATCCTGGACGCGCTCCCGCCGAAACCCTGGGATGTCATTTGAACGCCTGGCCATATTTCCATCCCAATGGCATTTGCCGGAATCAGTTCGCGTCTGTCTTTTGTCGCAAGATACGTCAGGGCACGCAATGTGGCAGTGGCGAGATCCACTGGATATCCAACGCGCCTCACAACACCGTCTCCCAGAGCGCCCGCGCCGGCCGCTTCTTGTCTGGCTCCAGATTCACCTTGGGGCGCTTGAAACAACCTGTCGCCGCCGACTTCGCCTCTTCCATCGTCTTCCCCACCGCGAACGCATACGGGCCGTGTTTGGCCGGGTAGAACAGGTGCTCCCTGTAGGCGCCAAATGTGCCCGGCGTTTGCTTTACTCCCATCGGCCAATCTTGTGGAGCATCTTCCGGGATCTCATGGACGTACACCACGAACTCGCCGCTGCAGAAATACTGCACGCCGGAAGAATCCGACCCGGTTGACCAGTCGATGAAGGTTGCCCGCTCAGTCTGCATGTTGCCACTCCTGTTGCTCTGGTGGAATATCCCCGAGATCTTCCGCTCTGCTCTCGAACTTTTGCATTGCTGCCATCCACGCGAGATCGATCGTCCCAACGCTTCCGTTGCGCTGCTTTGCGAGAATAAGTTCTGCCAGCCCGCGAAGATCTTCGCGATCTTTTTTGTACATCTCCTCGCGAAAGATGAACGCCACTAGGTCAGCATCCTGCTCCAGTGAGTTGTGGACATAGATGTCGTTGGCTACATAGTTTTCATTTCCCGGTACCGTCAAATCGAACGTCTCCTGAACACCGGACGGCTCTACTGAGACCACCTCATCCCAGTAGATATCGCTGGCTGCTAGCTTTCCGAGTCGTTCGCATCCAGATGCCGATGCGAACTTTGCGGCCCGCTCACGGCTCATGTTTTGATGGTGGGTAGAAACTCCAGAATAAGAACAACCTGACAACTCCGCCAGTTGCCGCGAATCGAGTCCTTTGGAACGCATCGCTGCGTCCACCTCAGTCCACATAGAGGCAGGGATAATGTCGCGATTCGTATTGTGCTCGATCATGTCCAGATGCTCGACGATAAGCTCCAGTTGACGCTTGTGTCTCTCGCTCATGGCACCTATAGAGTTGGCGAACCGTGTCATGTCCGGCTTCCCGCTGAGGGTAACGTGATAATTCACAAGGCCTTTTTTCTGCGGTACAGGAACAGTCCTTGCATTGATAGACAACCTCAGCAGCGCCGATTGAATCTGGCAGGCCAGCTTCTGACTGCTGGTGGAGTAATAAACATTCGGCCCGTCGTCGAATGAAATACAGCCATCCGTTGACCATAGATGAGCAAGAAACTTTGCGATGGCCGTTACTGGCTGCATAAATATAGCTTCCGGCATCTTCTTGTCCGGCGCCCTCAACCCGAACAGTCCCATCGGTTCAAGCCACGCCCGCACAGGCGTCATACGGCCACGTGCTAACCGAAATGAAGCTGACAGGTAAACCTGTATCCATGTTCTCTCCCGTGAAATGCGCGGAGAGATACGGTCGCCAAACATTCGGCTGGCGCACGCTGCCACCATATCGGCGAGTTCTGGATGCGGGGTCGTGTACTGCACAATATGCCGCGGAAGGGTACATCCATTACCGATCAGATGCCCGAGGAGCATCAACTCGTCGTCAGACATCGTTTGAGACTGCGAGCATGCTCTTGTAACGCGAGGCACGCCAATTCTCGTCCCCGTAGTGATTTCATCAAGCCTGAGCCACCCCTGGAAGCCCATAAATTTCTGGTTGGCGGTAGCGACAATGGAGCGCCCGAGCTGAGTAGTAAGTCTGAAAGTTGGCTTCATCCCTGTGCTGAACGCCCGCACAGCAATGCCACACTCCTGCTTTAGCGTATCCTTCCCGCTCGTCAAAACAGGTAAAGGCCCCATGTTTAGCGTTGAGGATATTTCGAGGCGCGCGCCTGATGAGGCGACCGTCACAAGAGACGCTCCTGCCAGACAGCCAGACTCCTTCAGGTCAATCAGCCGCGGCCGCATGTCGCCGGTCCGCTTCTCGCTCTCCCTGCTCACCTGGGACAGCGCCACGATCGCCATGTCGAGCTGGTCCGACCCGGTGAGCATCTTCAGCCCGCGGGAGATCTTTGAGACCTCCTGGTTCCGGCTCTCGCCCTTGCCTGCCATCAACTGCAGGTAGTCGATCACCGCCAGGCAGAACTTGATCTTGTTTTTCTGCTGGCACTGCCGGACCTTCGCGTGGAAGTCCATCACCGTAAGATTCGAGGAATCGTCCACGTAAAGCGGGGTGTCGACGATCCGGTTGGCGGCCTCGCGTAGCTTCGCGATTTCCTGCTGATTTAGATACCCGGCCCGGAGCCGGTGCGAGTCGATCCGCGCCACACTGCACAATAACCGCAGCATGAGGCTTTCGGTGGACATCTCCAGCGCGAAGACGGCCACAGGCTCGTTATACCGCGATGCCACGTTCCATGCCATGTTCAGGGAGAAGGCACTTTTGCCAGCGCCGGGTCTTGCGGCCAACAGCATCAGTTCGCCGCTTCGCAGCCCGCCGGTCATCTCGTCGAACTTCGCGAAGCCGATCTGGCGGCCGTTCTCTCGGGTATGCGGTTGGACGAAGCTCTGAAGTCCGCCCGGGAATCCGCGGAGGTACTCGCCGGCCGAGACAAGGCCGCCGCCGGCCTTCTGCCGTCCCTCTCCGATCCCCATGAACGCTTCCCCGGCGCCAGCGAGGATCTCGTCTGGTGACTCCTGAGCCAGCAAGGCCCGGTTCCGGATGTGCTCCGAGGTGTGGATGATCCGCCGGAGCGAGGCCTTGTCCTTGATGATTTTGATGTAGCTCGACAGGTCGCGGACGTGGGGCATGCCCTCTTCCATCGAGAGGAGCCCCGACAGCCCGCCGGCGGATTCCAGTTCTTTGTGCCGCATCAACTCTTCGGCGATTTCGACGCGGCCGATCTTCTCCCCGCGCTCGGCCAGATCCACCAGGCGGGCGAAGATCAGACGATGCGCGTTCAGGGAAAACAAGTCCGCATGCAGTTCACCGGCAATCTCGCTGAATCGTTCGCCGTCGATCAGGACAGATGCGAGGACGAACTGTTCAGCCTGACGGCTCTCGGGGAGTCCGCGATCTAATTCGATGTCAGGCCGCATGTGCGCGTGGACTCCTATAGGCGACAGCCTCCGTCAACGCCCTCTCGGGTGTCCAGCCTTTTTTTATCCTCAGCCTGATGACATATGCCGGGATCGCTACACGATCAGACCAGTCAGCAATACATAAGTTCTCGCCGTTGTGCTCTATAAGGCGATTGGCCTTTGTATTGCGATTCTGTTGGCTTGGTGTAGCCCACCGGACGTTTCCAGGTTCATAATTTCCTGCTTTGTTTGGGAATCTATCCAAACTGTGGAGGGAAGTTGGCTTGCGACCAACTGCGGCAAGAAAAGACGTAAAACAGACCCTCCACTCTTCGCAGACAATTACGCCCGCGCCGCCATAGCGATTGTAGGCACAATGCTTTGTGTTGTAGCACCGAGCCTTCATTGACAGCCATGCAATATACTCTCGGCTGTAACCTGAACTATGCACACTTTCACCGTGCTTTCTGATAAACAACCAGTCCCCGCTTCCGGCTTATAGCCTGATTAAATTGCCGCCACTTCAGTGAACCGCTCCCCGTCGAGGATGATCGATCCGAGGAGGAACCGCTCGGCGTCGAGCGCCTGCGGAAGTCCGCGATCCAGCGGAGAGGTGTCCGACGGTGCTCCGTTCCTGCTCATCGGGCATGCCTGTTCGTACTTGTCCAGGTATCTTCCGCGCCATCCTTGTGCGCGGCCACCCACTCGCGCATGTAGCGGCACAGTTCGATGTGCCATTCGACCTGACGGTTCCGATAATCACCAGCCTTGAATCGCCCGCTGGTCATATCGGCGTGATGCGCCATCTTCAGATACTCGTGGATCTCGCCGGTCCAGTTCGCCATCAGCAGATAGAGCCAGCGGGGAGTGAGCGTAATCGCCAGTTTATCGGCGACACAAAGCCGGGAGAACGGGAGTCCGAGGCGCTTCGCAAAATACCGCGAATGGAGCAAGCTGAAATCGTGCCAGCGATAACGCGGCCGACGCAACAGCGTGAATGAGTTCTCGCATATAACGATCTCCCATCCGGCGATCAGCAACGCATTGAATTCCTGAGTGTTTACGCGCCACGGAACACCCTTCCCGCCGTGCGACCATTCCATCCACTCGAAATCGTATGGCCTTCTGTCGAACAGGCTCTGCATGATTCTTGCCCCTACAGTCGGGTGCTCCTCGCCTTCCGGGCCGTCCATGTTCGGCTTGCAGAGATAGCCGATGTCATGGACAAAGAATGCCACCCACAAGCGCGGATCGAACGGGAAGCCGTAGAGCCTCCACCATGCCGCCGCGACGAACCACGGGTGCAGGAAAAAGCAGTGCGCCCCGAATAAAACTGACTTTGTTCCGACTCTCATCGCTCTGGCACCCACGCCGCCGTCTCCGAATCCCATTTCACAAACCTGCCTCCCTTTCCGTCGTACACCGGCTTACTACAGTCGGCCTTCGCTTCGTGCTCCGCGACCTGCTTCAGCGCTTCCTCTGCCGTTGCAGCCTCAAACGTGCGGCAACAGGTCCGGCAGTGCATCTGGTGACTTCCGCCGTTCACGGCTGCACCCTGACTTTCCGCTTGTAGTCCACCATCCACGACCGGCAGGAACTGGCAGGGCGGGCTGGCCAGATGAAATCGAACTCCTTGAGGTCCACGGGCGGATCCAGCGCGTCGCCTTGGATGAATCGGAACGGGTACCTCGACTGTGGCCGGATGTCGATCCCGGTCACGTCGAACCCGGCGCGATGCAGGCCCATACCGGCCCCGCCAGCGCAGCAGAAAAGATCGAGTGCCATCACAGTCCCTTCCTCCCCACCAGCGCCCGCTCACATACCGCGATCTCGGAAGGGTGAACGCTGAGCACGCCGCCGGAATACGGCCCACTGATGAACTCCACCTGGAAGTTTGCCGAATCGTTCCGGTCGGCGACAAAGCCCTCCGATTCCCCGACGCGAACCAGGTCACCGATGTTGAACGACACGCCCCGGTATTTCTTCGTGTGCTCGAATGCGGGCGTGTTGCGCGGCGCTCCAAGCATACGCACATTCACGTCCATCAGCTTGATATCCGGCCACGGCTCCCGAACGTGAATCCAGTGCCGGTACCGCGCTTTGGATCGGGTCAGTGCGTGGACGGTCGTTTCTCCCCAATCGGAGCCCTTGACGGAACACGCGAATGCTCTCAGTTTCAGTTCGCTCACAGTGCTTTCCTTCCCACCAAACCCCGCACGATCTCCCCTGCTTCCCCAGGCGGCAACTCTCGGGACCGCGGATCGCGTACAGGTTCAAGCCGCGGCGCCACACGGCCACCAGCGGCTTCCGGCAGACCATCCGGGTAATGTTCCGACCATTCTGGCGGAGGAAGCGCGTCCAGTGGCTTGTTGCCCATCGCGCAAAAGGCCCACCGGAATTCCTTCATTCCGGGCCACTTGTCGTACAGCCGAACGAACCGGCGAACGAAGTCCATCGCCTGCTTTTGGGTTTCGCACATCGCACACACCTCGGCCCCGATCAACGGCACCGCCTGCACCAGTGAATACCCGTAATTGCCGGCTATCATCTCAGCGACCAACGTCCCGTACTCGCTCGGGAGAACTGCAGGTTTTGCTACCGGCGGTTCGGCCGCCTGCTTCGCCAGCCCAACCAGCGCCACGCCACGGGGACACGAGCACCGCGCCATCCCGCCCTTCTCGGATTCCACCCAGTAGCCGCCGGCAGCGGCGCATCGTTCACACGGTTCAGGTAACGTCATTATTTCTCCCCTAGCGCCATTTTCGTCAGCATGTTGTTTTCGTTCCTGCGCACCAACCGGTCCGGGACGTTCTGAAACAGGGATCCTGTTCCGTTCCGCGCAATCGCCGATTCGACGGCCTTCGGATCGTCTTCCCACCGGCGGTTATTGATCCACGTTGAGGCGTGTATCGGACGCTCCATCGATGCAATCTTCACGGACTGCAATCGAAGACCGGCGATCACAGCGTCGCGCTCATCCGGTTTGATCTTTCGGGCATCGGCTTTCCCGCGCGCCTTGTTTTCCTTGACAGGCCATGAGGGCCAGAAAACGCCATCAAACCATTGATCTGATTCGGCTTGCATGGAAGGTTTTCTTTTCTGTTTAAGATCAAAAACAGAACCTTCAGAATCAGACTCAAACGGGCGTATGTGATCGGACGAACTATCGTCCGTATGTACGTCCGTATCATCGGATGTTGAACGGTCCCTGCGTCTTCGTACAGCATCCGAAGCCTGCTCACTCTTCGATATTGCGCGCGTTCTCTCTATCTCTTGTCGCGAGTTGTAAAGCCTTTCTTGACCACTGAAACAGACAACCACACGCGGCCACAGCTTTGCAAATTCTTTCACCGGTATACGGAGAACGCGGGCGATTTCCTCGGGATTGGTCGGCAGTCCGTCATTCGTCCATGATGCGTTCAGGCAGCGATGGAAGAGTCCCAGTTCGGCCAGCGACATGGCTGCGTATTTAGCGTCTGCCTCGGCGTCCTTTGGGAACCATCGGAAGTATGGGAGTTCCTTCGCCATTACTCGGCAGCCTCTTCTTTTCGCCGCTTCAAAATTCCAGAGACGTATCTTGCAAATCCGTCCCGGCCGTCGAAGTACCTCTTGCTGTCTCTCCACGCCGCTTTTTGGATAGCCCCTTCTACCTCGTCAACCCCGTACTCCCGAATCCAGCGGAGTATTGTGGATGTCTGCGGGGCGTCGTAATAAATTCTGGCGTGTTCTGTCCAGTACGCCAGAACATTATCAGCGATCTCCTTGTAGAGGTCGTCCAGAACCTTCTTGGATTCCAGGTAAATGCGGGCTTCGGAAATCTCCTGCTGGACCGCCAGGAGTTGCATATTCGCGTCAGGTCGAACGGTCACCGCTCCTAAGACACGGTCGCTCTTTCCTGCGTTGCAATCGACACACGACGTCGTGAGGTTCTCTTCTGTATCCTCGCCGCCCTTACTCAGCGGGTGGATATGGTCCAGTTGAAGAACCGCATCGGGCGGCCTTAGTCCACAGTACTGGCAAGTGAAAAGATCACGTTCAAAGATTGCAAAGCGGGCGCGCTTTGACCTGGAGGTTCTTGCTTTCGGCATCAGCCGGCCACCACGTGTGTGGCTGCGGCTCCCGGCGCCTCCATACTGCGCTGAACCGTCTGGATGGCGCTCTGGAACAACCAGCGCTTCTCAATCGGCCGCTGCTTGTCCGGGGTGTCCTTGCACTCTCGCCAGGCGTTACGGATAGCGCGTTTCAGTTCCTGGGGGATTGGGGCGAAGTGGGTCTTGCAGAAAAACCCCTCGGCCATCACAGTGCAGCCAGGGTAATTGCAACGAGGTTTCGGCGGTGACTTCGGTTTCTTCAAGCAATCCCTCCTTGGGATTCAGAGGCATCGGGCCGGGCAAGGAGTTCCGACCCGATTCGCGCCTCAGTCTTTGCGGACAGCAACGACCGCAAACTTAGTCTACCGCGCTCCACTCCTCAGAGCAAGCGCCGGCTCAACGTCTATCGATAACGATTCCAGCCGATGCTGCCCGCACGTCACAGGAATTGCATAGCGGCCCCGTGGGCACTACCATCACGCCTTTCTTTCCGTCCGGGCGCGTTCCCCAGCGGTGATGCTTACCGCACGCTTTGGCAATCACCGCGAGCCTGTCAATCTCCGTCGCCACGTCAGGCGCGTAGCGGCGAATCATCGTCAGTTCGTCCACCCGCGCGAACGCTCCACAGAAACACTCCCCAGACATCGCCAGCGGACTTTCCTTAATCGGATTACGCGGGAGGTCTTCGGCGCTCATGTACGCCGCCTGATCCGCCTGGGTGAAGTTGTGGCAAGGCGCGGTCCAGTATCGGCGCTTGTTGGCGATCCGCCGCGTTACCGGAAACAGCAACTCGTTTCGCATGTAATCCGAGTCCTTGATCGTTTCCTCGCCAATCTTCAGCGGTTCGACGCTGCCCATGCGGCGCGTGCTTTCTTCGGAACGGCATCCGGTTATCAGCGCAACTTTCTGCTTCGGGAACAACTTCATGATCTTCCGAACGGCGCGCTCTTTGATTCGGTTATAAACCCATGCGTGGCGACCGGGGCCGGGAAATCCGCGATCTCGGACGAACTTCTCGTACGTCTCAGTTTCGCTCTTGAACACGTGCAAGTTCCAACCGAACTCGTCGCAGGTTTCCTCAACGTGCCGCCGCGTGGCAAACGATCCAATTCCGGTGTCGATGTGGTAAACGTCACCGGTGAACTTCTGGTGCGTGCTGGCGATCTTCACCGCCGTCAGAGAATCGTGTCCGCCGGAATAGAGCGGAACCATGACATCGGCACCGCGTTCAAAAGCCTCATCGATCACTGCCATCGAACTCTCCAGTAAAGCCTGTTCTGTCATTGCCCCATGTCCTTTACATTCGACGGGCGGCAACGGACTCCCCGCAACCGCCCGCCATCCCTGCAACCTCAGACCGCCGGATCATCGCCGGGGCCTGAATTACCAGGTTTCTTATAGCTCAACCACCTCGCGACCAGATACTCCGCGAATTCATCACCCGGCTTGAGGGCGCGCCCGTCCCCCAGCGTAATCGAACCGCCGTTTTCATCGCTGTAGAGGACATACTCGACAACTTTTCCGTTCAGCAGCACAACAGACTGCCCGCGGTCGCCCGGCGGCGGAAGCTCCATAACATCGCCGGTAATCAGGTTTTTCATCTTCATTGCGTCCACCACTCCACCACTAGCATACGGACAGGCATTACTGCAGCACCGCCCAGTGCCGTTGCTCGTGAAAGGCTTCCGGATTGCCGCCCATGTCCGGATGCACCGCTTTCGCCGCGAGCCGGTAGGCGCCCTGTAAATCGCCTCTGACCTGCTTCTCCGCCCAGCCTGTCTGCTGAGACAGGAAAGCCACCGCCCTTGCTCGGCTATCGCCCGCCGGCGGCAGCGCCGCGAACCCGCGGTACTGCTCATTGTTGCGGGTGACGCCGTAGCGGTCCACCATGCGCAGCGCCTGGAGCGACAGCGCGATCGCGCGGAGGTTATCCTCCCAGCCATTGAATCGGTCGCACGGGAACGACATCTGCCCGCTAGAGCCCATGAACGTCACAATCACGCCAGGCTGAGATGGACGCGCTGCCGACCTCGGCCACCCATCGTTGCGGATATCTTCGCGCTTCAGATGCGCCTGAATCAGGATGTCCGTTGCCTTCAGGTGCTTCAGTTCAGTTTCTAGGAGATCCAGCGTGCTGGCGTATGCCGCCCGGAACGGAGCGTGCTTCCGCTTCCAACTCGGCGTCGGGACTCCGGGCCACTGGTCGACAGCGACGAAACAGGCGTCGATCACGGCTTTGATGTCCTTCCTCTGGGAACATGCTGGTCAATAAGGCTTTCCAGCCACGGTTCTGGCTTTTGCTTTGCCAGCGCTGCCGCCGCCCTGATGCGAAACTCCAAGGTGCGCGACACTCTGGGACGCCAATAATCCGGCTTCTCTTCTGTTTTCTTAGCTGCCATGCGAACATGATACGACTACCGTTGACATTTTGTCCAGAAAACCCTTATGATGCTTTCGTGAGCACCAATCCATCCACCACACCTCGGCCGTCCTGGCCACCGAAGGAAAACACAACATGAAAATGAAGCTTTCAAATGTCTCCATCACCGGAATCGCGGTCGTGAACTCCAAAAAGAACTCCGGCGGCGCGGTCTGCCGGATCCAGATGTCGGTAAACCTGACGAAGTCGGCCCGCAAGGCTCTGGGAATCGGAGACGAACAGGAATGGCCGCCATCGCCTGAGTCCGCAGGGAAGATCCGCGCGAGCTTCGACGCGACCCGCCTGGTTCTCAAGGCGAAGCAGGGCAACACGCTCGGGGAGCCGGAAGAGCTCGATATCGCAATCACGCTGGCGGACGGCTGGCGGTGGAAAATGGAAGACCCGAAAGACGAAACCAACACCACGGTCGAATACACTTTCTCGGCCCGCACTGCGGATGAAGCTGCAGCGCTGCTGGCGGTCGGGTATAAGTTTTCCGCATCCTCTGCGGACTCGACGGGCGAGCTCTTCTATAACAAGCCTGGCGACGGCACGCAGGTCGATATGTCGAACGAGGATGAGGATTCCGCCCAGCCGCTTCTCGACGGCGCGGAAGCTGCGGAAGAAGGCGACGGCGAAGGTATCCACACCATGAAGCGGGGCCGCGGGCGCCCTCGCAAGGACGCAACAGTTCAGTAAGGGTTCGTAGCTGGAGCCGTGGCCGATTCGCAAGGCTGCCGCTGATGGCCGGGAAGCGAGACGGATACCGAAGACCTCAGGACCGTACCTTGCCATTTTCAGAGCGAACGCGGGGCGGCGCGTAATCCGCCCGGCAAATACTTATGAAAAACGACGGACACAGGGAGCGGCACGAACTCCTGCACAAGAATCTCGACGAGCTTATCGCGGACTGGATTCGCCACAATCCCGGCAAGATCCCGTCAACCTCGACCATCATGGATCTCATGAATTGGTCGCACAAACAAACTCTCAACCCAACCGAGTTATAGGACAGACACCATGAGCGAACAGGACGAACGTCAGCAAACCGCCGTAGTGCGGCAGGAATTCAATGCGGTGGTGGAGAGCCAGTTTCACGAGACTGCCGCCAGCGCGATCGCAGAGCGAACGCGGGGCGGCGCGTAATCCGCCCGGTGAACCAATGGTTCAGGTTCAAAGGAGAATTTCGTGCCGCGCGAACGTATTCAGATCGGTTCGAGGAAATGTCAGCAGTGCGGCGGCGTCTTCCCTGTCTTCGACGACTGCGAGAACCAGAAGTTCTGCAATCACAAGTGCATGGGAGTCCATTATCGAACCGCCAATATCATTCACGGCCACGCGGCGGGCGGGGTGATCAGTCCTGAATATGCAACATGGGCATCGATGCTTGCCCGGTGCTTCGATGAAAATTCAACGAGTTATCCGCGATACGGAGGGCGCGGAATAACGGTCTGCGAGCGCTGGTGGGACTTCCAGAACTTTCTTGCCGACGTTGGATTGAAGCCATCGCCCGAGCTTTCCATCGACCGCTTCCCCGATAACAATGGAAACTACGAACCGGGCAACGTGCGATGGGCCACAAAGAAACAGCAGGCCCGTCACCGGCGAAGTTCTCGCCTCATAACCGCATTCGAACAAACGCTCACTCTGGTGGAGTGGTGCGAAATCAAAAACATTCCCATTCAGACGTTATGGAACAGGCTCGACCGTGGCATTGCGCCCGAGATCGCCTTGACCATAAAGCGTCATCAGAAGGTCAGGAGCCTTTTAGCATGAGCGAACAGAACACAGAAACCACGGAAACAACGCAGGAAATCCAAACAACCCAACCGCAACCCCGGCGAACCGAGGTTATCGTTCCGGACATGCTCAGCATGGTCACTGGATCCCGTGCCGATGAACGAGACCAGCTTATCCTGATGCGGGCGAAATTCGATTACGCCCAGCGCATCGCCAAACTGTTCGCCGTCTCGGGGTGCTTCGCAGACGTAAAAGACACACGCGAAGAGGTTGCCATCGCCAAGGCATTGGTCAAAATCAAGCTGGGCGAGAGCATGGGCTTCACCGAAGCGGAAGCGATGAGTGGGATCGACATTATCCAGGGGCGCGTTGCGGTCGGCGCCAATCTCCGCGCTGCCAGGATGCAGCGGTCCGGCTTCTCGTGGCCGCAGATGATCGTCAACGACAAGGGGTGCTGGATACCGCTGATGTTCAAAGGCGAACCGCTGATGCACCAGAAGGTCGATGAAGACGGCCAGACCGTCATCGTGAACGGCGCGCCCGTGATGGTTCAGGTAGTTGTATCTTTCACGCTGAAGGATGCACAGCTCGCGGGGCTGTCGGCGAAGGACAACTACAAGAAAGACCCCAGTTCGATGTTCTTCGCCCGTGCCATCACCCGCGCTCAGCGGAGGTATGGGCCCGGGGTTCTCGGCATCGATATTCTGGACACCTACGAAGCTGGCGACCTGATCGAGACCACGGAACCCGTTTCGCGCCCGGACAACAGGGAATCCCCACAAGAGCACAGCGCCAGGATTCACCAGAAGATCCACGAGCAGGCCGAGGAGGCCCGCAAACAAGCCGAGCAGCCGACCACGAAGGCCGACGACAAGCCGGCGGCGGCCGAGACGAAAGCGCCCGCCGCTGAGACGAAACCTGCAGCAACTGAACCGGAGCGCGCTGCTGGCGAGACGAAGACGGGAAAGGGCTGGCCGAGCCGGCCGGAGATGATGTCAGCCTTCCGGTATTTGATCCAGCAACTCGACGAAAAAGAGGTTTGGCAGATCTTCGGCGCCAACTCCATCGCCGAGGAAGGCGAGCTCGACCCGGCAGGCTCCAATGACACCATGCGTGCCTTTGAAGCGCTGAAGGCGGCAGTGGCGGCGAAGAACAAGCCTGCGGATGAGCCGGAGACTCTGTTCGGGAACCGCAATCGGACTGGGAGGAAATCATGAGCGAGCTTTTCATCAAGAAGATCCGCGTCACCAACGCGCGGTGTGTCAAAGAGGCCGTTTTGAACTTCGGCCCGAAAGTGCCCGGACAGGGGCAGTTCGAGGAGATCGTCGGAGAGAACGCTGCCGGCAAAACCACTCTGAAAGAGATGATCGACAAGATCTGGCGCGGAGGTAAAGACCCGACGCTGGTCCGCAACGGCGCCGACGTCGCCGAGGGATCGATCCTGCTCTCTGACGGCCACCTGTCGGTCCGGACGCACACCCGCACCGAATCCACGTTGACAATAATCGGGCCGGAAGGCGTCAAGGTCGAGGGCGGTCCCGTCACATGGCTGAAGCGGTTGGGCCCGTGGTTCTCGCGTGACCCTGTCGCATTCGACGACGCGGATCCGAAAAAGCGGCTGGAGATGCTGCTGGAGATGGCGACGGACGTGACGTTCGAGCCGGCGGAGATCGGGAAGTGTTTGGGGCGGGAAGTGGCGAAGACCATTCCCGCCCCGGCCGATGTGATCGACCTGAAGGAGTTCGGAAAGTTTCACCAGTCGGTAGTTGACCGGCGGGCGGCCACCGGAAGGCAGCAGAAGGAGAAGGCTGGGTTTATCGAGACGCTGCGCAAGACGCTGGTGGCGCCGGAAGGTGCTCCGGTAGACTGGGCGGCGCGGCTGGCGGAAGTCGAGCGGCAGATCGCGGCGATCGCGAAGACCGAGGACTCTGAGATCTCCGCAATCGGGCGCGCGGCGGCCGTGAAGCGGCTGGAACTGAATGCCGACATCCGCAAACTGGACGATAAGGCTCAGTCGGACTTCGCGACCATGCTCGCCAGTGCCCGCTCTGGCGATACCAACAATCCGGAATGGGACGAAGACGAACCTGCCGTGATGGCCACTCTCCGGATGCTGGCGTCACGGTACCAGGCTCTGAATCTCCTCAACGAAGGCGAGGCGGAATCGGTCCAGGCGGCAAAGGACCGCGCTTCTGCGGCGCGCGAGGCTCTGGCTGCAGCAAAGGCCGAAGCCCGCGCCGGTGCCGACACCCAGCTCAGGGAACAGGGGACGCTGGCGGGGATCGATAAGACCACGACCGAGTGTCAGGCTCTGAGCGCGCTGTACGACAGCCTGGACAACGCCGCGCATGCTCTCGATAAGCTCCGGAAGTCGAAGGTCGACAAGGCTCTCCTGAAAGGCATGGAGGTCCGGGCCGATGGCCTGATCTACATGAACGGTATCGACTGGGATGCGGAGAATACAGCCACCAGGCTGTTCAACTCGATCGCGCTCTGCACCCGGGCGACCGGCGATATCTGGGATGGGTTCGTTTGCATCGACGGCGGGGAGAGGTTCGGGCCGAAGCGGAAAGAGGAGATCCGGCAGGCTGTAATCAGGAGCGGGGTTCAGGCGGTGATGTTCACCGTGGCCAGTCCGGAGTGGATTGCCGAGCACGGGCCAGACATGCAGAGCGTCCGCGGCGGGTTCCTGACGGTAGCGAAGTAAGCGGGCTTGCCGCCGATAGAGAGCAGGGAGAAGGAGATGATGACTGAATTGTTTTTGGCGATGAGTCTTTTACTGGACGGAGATATCCCGGTTGATCCCCGCCAAATGGCCACGGGAGATCGAGCTTGTGTTTTCCCTGTCCACTCATCCAGGGAGTCGAACATATGGGTTAGTCCAGGCGCTGTGTACCGACGAAACGATGGCTGTATTTTCACGTTGCAAAAAACCGGATTCGGTTGGAGAATTTTCACTAAAGGGATACCGATCAAGGTAATCGGGACTACGCCGGATTCCGAATTCGCATCGTTTGGATGGCTGAAACTTGGGCCGCACGCTGAGGTAATCCAATGACCGACTCGAAACCCCTGAGCCTGCGCGACCAGGCGATACTGACGGCCAACGCGCTGGATAACGTGGCGATGGAACTGGAACGAAACTGGCCGAACAAGGCGGAAGTTCTCCGCTCCCACGCTATGGACCTGCGGGCGATCGCCGAAGCGGAGAAGTCCGATATCGAGCGCCTGAAGGCCAGCCATGCGGATCTGCTGAAGGCCCTGAAAGCAAAGCGTGAGTGGCACGAAAACTACTACGGCGAAGACCCTGTAACCGACATCTTGGTCGATACGGCCATCGCCAACGCGGAGGCGCTGAATGCCTGAGATGACGCCTGAACAGGTAGCCGACGCCATCGCGAATTCAATTTTCGCGGGCAGTTGACCGTTCAGGGAGCGAACGGAGCGCATGTGAAGTACAAGCAGAAGGGATGCGGAAACCTGGTATTCTTGATGCCGATTCGGGATTGGGAAGTCTGGATGAAAGTCGATACCACGACGCTGCTGAAACGAGGCACTGAATGACTGAACCGCTTTTCAACGCCGCCCGACTGGCTATGATAGACACCAAAATCGCACCTGGTCGCAATGGAGTAATACCTGGGGGCAGAAAGATAATCCGCGACCTCCGCGCGTCACAGAAGGAACTGGTGGAGGCGCTGAGAAAGGCGGTGTCTGCTGCATCTTATGCCGTTCGGCTGGCCGAGGATACGCTGGCCTGCGGGAACTCCCCCAATCCCGCTGTCAAAGCGGACTGGGCCGGTACCGTCGCTCACATGTATGCCGCGATGAACTTTGTAACCGAGGCCCGTTCGGCCCTCCGCAATGCAGGGGTGGCCGAATGAGCCGCAAAGTGAAGTACAGCGGCCCGCAGCCTGGCGGTACGTACAGGCCGAATCCAGCGCCCGTGGTCATCAAGCCGGGGCAGGTATGGCGGGACAAGGACAAGCGGCGGGAGGAAGATGGAATCGTGCGAACGTTCCGCGTTACCGGCGTAAAATTCGACGGGCGATGGATCGAATGCAGAAACCCTGGGACCGGGCGCGTATATGGGTTTGCCGCGAAGCGCTTTGGCTCCGGTCGCGCCAACGATAGCTTTGAACTGGTGGAGGACGTGTAATGATCGTCGGGATGGGAGCGGGACTTAAGTATCTCGTCTGCATGGCAGCGGGCGCTATCAGGGCTATACGGGACAGGAGGAGGACACGCAATGTATGACGCCGTGATCGCGGTGGGACTAATCGCATTCATCGCAGGAGTTGTCGGAGTCGGAGTCGGAGTCGGAATAGGCACATTTCGGGAGTGGGTAGATCATCGCCAGTTTTGCGATTGCAAACAGTGCGGTATATGGCGCGAGGGGTTGGCTGCTAAGGCCAAAAAGAAGGAGGGCCGACCGTGGATGAAATCCTGACCGACGAGAAACTCGCGGCGCTGAAAGCGGAATTGAAGTCCGCTCACGATACCCACGATGCCCGCATGAAAGACAAGAATGCCGAAATCCTGAAGGCGCACATCGCCGCGACCGCAGTGTACCTGTCGTCGCCCGCGATGAAGACCTTCGCAGACCTGAAGACATCGAAGGCCGGGACCGTTCTTGCGATGCTCCAGGATGGCGCGATCTCGCGCGGCAAGGCGTGCGAGGTGCTGGCGCTCCTGGCGCATGGGGTTGGCTGGGATGATATCCCGCTGCCAGTTGAGAGTGGTCGCCAGTTCGGCGAGGATGAGGTTCCGGCGGATGTATGCGCGGCGTTGAAGGAGTCCATGCGCCTGATCGCCAGCGGGGAGAAGCGCCTGGTGATGTATGGCGGAAACGGGTGCCTGACCGACCTTTGCGATCACTGGGATGACGGGACGTGCAGCATGAAGGAACCGTACTGTCGGATCGGAAGGACTTTAGGTGCGACATCCCAACGATGAGGATCCATCACCCTGCGTCCGGTAGATCGTCGGGAACTTCGCTTCCGGTTCGATCTCGGTGAGGTGCGAATACGTCACGCGGATGTTCTGAGTGGGGATGGTATCGCCATGAGCGAATTCGATTTCTGGAATCATCTGCAAATCAACCTTTCTAATTGCGCGAGTTTCGTCATCATTCGGTCGGAGGGTTATGCGACGGGCGGCGGCGCGAAGACGGTAGCGATCTCTGTGATCAGGGCGTCGAAGTTATTCGGCTGCGGAAGGGTCGAGGCTCCTCCGGCGGCGGTCGCGGCATATGCTTGGTCGGCGATGATCGCCATCTGGAGAGCTTTCATGAGGAAATTCTGAATCGACGATGGTTTCATGCCTTCATCTTCCCACAATCAGCCGCGCGTTGCCGACGAACCCGACGCCGATTGGCGCCGCCAGCCCAAGGTCTACCAGCCCCGTCGCCCGCTCCCATGGATCACGGTAGCGCCAGCGCTGAAAGGCCGGCAAGAACTCCAGCGCCTCCTGCCCGATGCCGAACGCGAGAATCGCCGCTTTCGCAGCGGTGAACTTCGGCACGTTGAGCACGCACGGCTTCAGCAGGAATACTGCGTTCTGTTCGCACAGCGGCCCGCCAGGCGATCCGTACCTGATGGTGGTCACGTAGTCCCCGGCAGAGAACATCTGAAGCGCTGCGTTGGCCGTGCGGCGGAATGTGACGTCGTTCGGTGCATGGTGGTAGATGTGCGCGATGGCCGAGAGCGGGATCGAGACGGTCTGGGCCTGAGCGGAGAAGCAGGCGAGAAGGGCGGCGAGCAAGGGCTTCATGTGTCCAGGATACCGCGATTCAGTTCGCAAGGAATCCTTGACCGCTGGACGCGGAAATGTCACCGCGCCGGTCCCGTCCCGCCGGTCACCCGCACGTCCTGGTTCCGGGCGCTTGCGGTGATGCAGAGGGACGGTCTCAATTTATCACCGTATAACTGAAGCAAGCTGGGTTTGTTACCGGTGCTGAGCTTGTGATGGTAAAGCTGACCCCCGCTGTACGAGCGCTCACCCCGAATAATGCTGGCTCCGTGGCGTTGCAGGTAACTCCCAGTTTAGCTCCGAGGCTGGCATCGAATGTTACCAAAATTTGTGAATTGGCCGTGACTACTGAAGTGTTTACGGTCACCGTTGTTGCGGAAGCGGTGACCACTACAGATCCTGACGGAGCGTTCGCGCACGCTGCTGGCGAGGCAGAAGATGAACAATTGGAACTGGTCAATAAAAAAGGGGCGGATGGTAGCGTGATGTTTGAGGCAGGTTTCAGCGCTACCATAAAAGCTGCGAACGGATCAGCCGAAGTATTGTCATTTGATACAGCGTTGGTGCTCCCGGCTATTCCCTGAACTTTATACTCTGTCAGAACCTGATTGGACAAGAATCTTTGAATCGCAGTGAACCCGCTCCCCGCGCTGTTCACGCCATTGTAAACAAGGGTGAACCCGAAAATTAAATCGTTATTGATGGCATTCGGGGCGATTGGGGTGTAGACGTTTCCCGTCCCCGTTCCACTCGTAGAACTGTTATTGGCGCTTTTTGTTGCGGCCTCAATAGAGGTGCACGACTTAGCACCAACGATTTCGACCGCGAACATCCTCGGGTAGTTGGTGGACGTTGCTGCCGTGAGAGTCACAGTATTGCTGGCGGTCGAAAATGTATTTGATGCACAGAAAATCTCCGCGACGGTCGCGCTTCCATTGATGGCCGTGACGGCGCCTGCACCCGCATCGGCATATGTGTTTGTCGCGGTGTCGGCCACGCTGATTGTGTTGTTATTGGAATTTGATCCGCCGCTTAGAATGACGCTTCCGGGTGTAAGCGGATTGGTGAAAGTACATGCCAGATTAGGGCTTCCAGTTCCTGCCGGAGCCGTATTACTGCATGAATTGACGACCTGAAAACCATAGCCAACGGAAGCATTCAGAGCGGAGGTCGGGAAGATATTCCCAGTAGTATCCTGCTGAAATGGACTCAGCGAAGATAACGCCGCTCCGGTATTATTCGCGGGGATTGGCCCATACGCTACAGCCACCCCGGAACGCGGAACCCATCCGTTCGCGTTAAGCCCAATCGAAACCGGAGCGCTCCACGTTCCTGAATTTCCCGGCCACGAAGGGCTCTCGCTCCATGCCATTCCTGTCCCGGCATTTGACTGATCCATGTACATCCGGTAAGCTGTTGCGCCTGCCGATGTTGTGTATGTAACCAAAGACCCAGCTTCGACTGCCCCCCAATTTCCCCAGTTGGAGGCAGTTAAAGAGCACCCTGCTGTCGGCCCGGTGCATGTGAAATACACCAGTTGCTGCGTCCCGCTATTGTTGTTTTTGGCAACTAAAATGTAAGCGCCGCCGATGATGTACATCGAGCCATCGATGTAATTTGTCCCCGTGATCGCATTTGGATTTCCACCTACAGTGCTTGTTCCCTGGGGGTTGACGGTTGACGTTCCGGCCCCAAAAGAGGAGAACGGATTTGCCGCGGATGAAGTCACGGGAAGAGAATAAATCTCCATCGTGTTCATGGAGGCATTCCCCGCGCTGAGCATTACGTAGATACTTCCGTCTGCGTCTATAAAAGGCTTAGGTGCCCAAAAGTCAACCGCTCCGGTGATAGTCGGCGTGACGGTAGCATAGGCACTCCAGTGAAGACCATCCGTACTGTTAGCGATCCCGAAATAGGCGTTATTCGACGTTGTATCGGTACACGATGCCGTGTCGGCGGTGTAAAACAGCCACCACTGATTATAAAGAAACAGGATGTCAGGGTCGCGCAGGGCAACTGTTGGAGTATAGGTAGGCCCGTCTCCCAGAAGCGTGAAGTTATGCCCGTCCGTAGAAATGGACAGGTGCATCTTGCATGAGCCAGGCTCTCCACTGACCGATCCGTCGAAAGTCGGAAGCAGGATCATTTGAGTAGAGATCCACGCGGCGGAACTCGAAGACTGACCTACCACGACAGCCCCCGCGCTCGGACTTACCGTTACCAGGGTGGGACCGATCCCCGAGGAGGCGGAACTTCCGATTTGGGCGTCCTGGCCGAGAAGCGCGGCGGCCGAAAGCAGAACTGCGACGATAAGGCTTCTCATTGTTCTATCCACCTGACGAAGGTATCCCCGCTGATGGTCCCGGTGAGCGGAGTCACCGAAACGCTGATGTTCTGGACGGTCGCGAGTCCGCGGGTCATGAACATGTTGGCGATGTTGAACGGCTGATTGCTGGTGAACGTGTAGCATCCCGCCGTCACACCGCCGCTGGAGTTGCTCGCCGTGTAGACCTTGGTGGCTGAGATCGGAGCGCCAAAGAGTTGCTTCGGGCCCCCGGTATCCAGCGTGGTTGTAGCGGCCGTGCCGTTGTTGATGAAGCAGGCCTTAGCCGATTGCCCTGGCGTCAGGCTGATGCCGAGGTAGGCCCCGACCCACTGCCTGTTGGCGCCCGCCGGCAGTTGCAGCGTCAGTGTCTCTCCGGCCGAGGAGGCGAACGAGTCGTCGTAGGAGTACTGATTCGGCGGAGGAATCGTGCCTTGCGCCAGCAACGCGAGCGCGGTGAACGTCAGGATGAGCAATCGCTTCATGCGAACAGTCTACCAATTCAGGACGTCTCCGTGGAGGTATGTCCTTTATTGGAGCACTCCGTTTACCCATGTGTACGTGCTGTTTGAGCATCCGCTCGGGATGCCTGCCATGATCGTCGAGCAGTTCGTGACGTTCGTGGTTCCTGTGTACCCGGCCACCATCGCCGGGATAGAAAGGACGTTACCGGACTCCTGAAGCCCTGTGCCGACCGTGATCGCGCCTGTGTCGCCGCCGAGTGATGAGACGCCGGAGCTGCCACCGCCCATACAGTTCCAGTTTCCGTGATCGTATTGAGCAACCGTCCCAGTGCCACCCGTGACGCAAGCGCCTCCGGTAAATCCATCCTGTGAATTCTTGCAGTCAGTACAGTAAGCGAGAGCCCCGTCGCCGGGGACGCCAAGGCTGGAAAAGGCATAGTGGGTAAGCGCCAACTGCCCGTCCATGTTCACGTTTCCGTATAGATGAGTCGCTCCTGTAGACGTGGAAATGTGCATCAACTTTACATATGTTTGACTGGTGCCTGCGGGCTTGCGATAGATAGAAAAGCTGTCGGCGTCTGAAAACGTCGCATCGTCATACCCTCCGATGTCCACTGCCCATGATGGAAGGGCGCTGTTAGCCGGGACGCCTCCTGTGGTAGACGCTTTGGTTTCGTTTGCGGCCAGCCAAAGGCCATTGTAGTTACTTGCCGAGCCGCCGTTTGAGTGAAGCGCGCTGCCGAGTCCTGACGTAAAGGGGAACTGGATGTGAGAGGATGCTGCGGTACCAAAGCTAAAATCAAGCGAGTCCCACGCCATATTCAAAGATGTGAAAAACATCGACTGACTCGGACGATAGAAAGTGAATGTTTTAGCGACATTGAGAGCCGTGAAATCCATGACCCAGTCCCCGCCACCGTTGAGCTTAACAGCGATCTTATCGGTCGCTGCTGAGCCAAGGGAGAAAGGTCCGATGTCGAACTCATTCACTGCCGGGGTCTGGGTCACTCCCCCAGATCGCTCGCCAATTATCCCTATATCCGGCAGGAAACAGCTTGCCCCGTTGTTCCCGATCTGAGTCGGTGGCGACGATGCGTACAACGATCCGTTCAGGCAATTCGTATAGCTGGCCTGTGTTCCGCCAACCACAGTCATTTCGTAAGGCAGTTGACCGTTCGTACTCGCGGTCGTGACGACGTTGGTGTTGTACTCCATGTACACGTCATCAAGCTGCAAGTTGCTTCCGCCGTCGTACAGAATACCGTCCGCGCCGCCGTCGATAAAGCCGCCGCTGATCTTGGTTCCAGCCGAGTTGCGCACGATCACGTTCGACACGTAGCCCTTGACGCCGGTCCCGCGCATACGTGCATCGTTGCCGCCCGCATTGCCTGAACCAGGCCCATCGAATGACACCCCGAATGATCCGGTCCATGTCTTTTGGTTGTAGAAATTCTCAATGGTCGAATCGACAATCTGGTTGCGATAGGTGACCGCTGTCGGCGTCCCGACCGCGTCCATATACATCCAGATTCCTTGCCACATGTTGTTCATGTAGACATCTTTGATGATGCAGAACTGGGTATGCGTGGTCGTGGCATCGCTTGTGATCTCGATACCTTGATACTGTGTTCCGCCGACCCCCTGGAAAGTGGCTCCGAGGACTTTGTTGCTGGAACCGAGGATAGTGAATACCCACTGGTTCGCGCAAATAGGGTTTATTACCGCTCCATACCCGCTGATCGTAATTGGCGCATTGGCGTTGGGCGTTCTGATCGTGACGGCGCAGATCGAATAGTTTCCGGCTGGCATCAGGATTGTTCCACCGGAAATCTGAAGGCTATTGATAGCGGTCTGCAATGCCTGAGTGTCCGTTCCTGAGAAGTCTTTCACGCTGACGATATCCCGCATCTTCGCCTGAGCGCTACGGGCCACGACAGCACCTGTCCCCTGCTGCACGAAAGTCTGAGAGTTGACCGAGCCGTTCGCTGTCGCCGTGACGGTCCAGTAATCGGTCGCTGAGTGCCCCGTTGTCGCCGCCCATGTGATCGTGACGCCATCACTGCCCGTCACCGTACCGCCCGATGTCCACGCCGCCGGGCAGCTTCCGACTGGAACCGAGAACTGCGTTGCGCTGACTCGCAGAACTGAAGCGTTCGCCACGTTGTAGCCGGATGGCGCTGCGCCGGTAACGGTCGCCTGCGCGCCGGTGAGCAGCCCATGAGACGCTGCCGTGAAGGTGATCCGGCTTGCGGTACATGACGCCGCGGTGACCGTGCCTGCCGGATAGGTCATCGCCTGAGCTGCGCCTGTGACGTTGACCGCCGCGGTGGCCGTCCCGCCGTCGCGGGAGAACGTCACGGTGTCTGGCGTCCCCGACGCGGCAATCGTGGCCGTGTAGTAGTGGTTCGCCGCCGGGCTGGTGAACGTCCCGCCGGAGGTCGCATCGTTCAGGCCGCTGCCTGTGAATACCGGCGGCCCGATGCTCACTGTCTGGGCGAGAGCGCAAGAGGAAACGAGGATAAGAAGTAGGGCTTTCATGGGTTTTACGCTGGAATTGGCCAGTCAATCGTTGGCGTCGACGTTGCGCGCGTGTTGCCGGTCGCGTCGGTCTGGAAAGAGATCACGCATTCAGTGTTCGCTGGGCTCGCCGACGTGTTCAGCGTCCCCTGGATGAAGTAGCCGTTGGACGGCGTCACGCTGAGCGAGTGGCCTTGCTGCTGCCACCAGGTCGGGCTGGAGTCCGGACTATTGCCGGTGTTCGCTGCCGCCAGCGATACGTAAAGCTGCGCGACGTTCGAGCCGCCAGGTGCGAAGTGAACGAATACGCCGGCCGCATACGTGGTCCCGACTGCCCATGCTGGCGCACTCGGGTCTTCCTGGCTGATAAGGGACCAGTTTGTCAGGATGCCCGCGCCGGTGCTGTAGTTGATCGGCTGGCCGAGGATCGTGTCCTGGGTGAGCACCAGCAGGTTAGTTCCCTTTGAGGCATCCGGCGTTGCCACACCGTTGACAATAGGGACGTTGTAGTAGGGGCTCGGTGGCGCGACCGTGCCGCTCTGGCCGAAGATGTACGTCTCCTGCATTGGCGACAGTTCAAAGTCCGACAGGTTGCCCAGCGAATCGGCCGATTGGAGAACCAGCAGCGAACTGACGCCGCTCTGGTTCGGGACTGGCACGGTCACGACGTTCGCGAGCGTTGGGTAGGTGTATGGCGTCCCCGAAATGACCACCGTGTTAAGGGCCAGCGTCAGGTCCGATGAGCCGTTCACGACTACGCTCGGGGTGTCTTTGAACCCAAGCGGAGAAGGGTAGAGGATAACGAAGTCCGTCGTCGCGTCCGGCGTCACGGCCCACATGCCTTCAATCGTTATCGAGGTGCTCGTGTTCGATGCGATCTTGTTGTAAATCTGCCCCGCGCCGGTTCCGCCGACCGCTATGATGATGTTGCCTTTGTCCTGGTTGACAGCCAGGCCGGAAGGCGCGTAACTGCTCACGAAGTTCGGATCGGTGAAGCTGTTCGAGGTGATGCTCTGGGGCATGATGCGGCACACCCAAACGTCCCCGGACGGAACGGACGAAGACAGAATTCCGGCGGTCACGAACACGCTCAGATCGGTGTCCAGCGTCAGGACAGAGGCTGGTCCGGCCGTGTTGCTCACGATGCCGACTTCGAGGAGCGGGATGAAGTCGATCAGGCCGCCAGGTGCCAGAGCGTAAAGCTTCAGCCGATACCCAGCCAACTGATTGAGCGTCAGGTTCGCGCTGCTGAACGTGACAGTGAACGATCCATACGATGTCGCAATGTCGCCGAAGATTCCGCCATGCGAGATCTGGAACGCGGTCATGCGGAGGTGGTCTTCTACCTCGTCGAGCGGGCCGTAACCGTCCCCTGGCCCAAACGGTGCCAGCGAACTGAGCGTAATCGTCGCTGGCGCTCCACCGATTCCGCCGTTGCCGCTCACAAAGCTCAACTGGTCGATGTTTGGGCCGGAGTACACCCGATAGCCGTAATTGCTCGGGTCCCATGACGGCGTAATCACGACTTTAGAGCTACCGCTCGCCACAACGACCGTCGTCAATGCGAAGTTGGTTTCGATCCCATTGGTATCGTATCCAGACAAGGCCACGAGGTAGGTGCCGGCCGCGATGCTTCCGCCTCCGATAACTGCCGTGCTGGTGATCTTCGGTGCGCGGATCGCAGTCGTCGCCGTGTTCTTGGGAGGAATAAAGGCTGATGCAATCCCGACGCTGACGCTCGGGTCGGAGTTCTGGACACTCGACTGCATCAGGGTCATCCCGGGAGTCAGGCCGAGAAGGCTTGGGTCCTCGTTCAGGTTGAACGCTCCGACAGGCTGAGGCGGTAGAGGGAACCGTGTCTGTGTGCCTCTCACGGTGAACGGATACGCCGTCACGCTGGAGATGTTCTCATGCTGCTGGCCTGCCTGGTTGAACGCCGGAAACTTGAACCAGAACGTCTTGCCGATGTCGCCGGGCTGCAGTTGGTATTCGTACTGATTCCCATCTGCGATCAGAGTGAATGGCGCGTTGGAGGCATGCGGAACGTCGAACGTTCCGAAAACCCCGCGGCGCATGTACTTCGCCCCGCCGCCGGACTCGAAGTCG